CTTCGCGTCCGGGGCCGCGCCCTCGGTGATCGCTCCGCGGTACCGACGCTGCTGGAGAGCGTGCTGCTCGACCTTCTTGAGCATCTCCTCGCTCTGGAAGGCCGTGGCGGGGCTCACCCGAGGATCGATGCCCTCCACCGCCACGAAGTTGCGACGGGTGTAGGCGGCCAGCATGATGTCGGCATAGGACCCCCGGCAGGTGCACGCCTCGCCCGCGCGGGAAACCAGGTGACCCGTGAGGTCGGCGAGCTGGTAGGCCGCGTTGGCGGCCGTGGTCTTGAACACGTCGCTCTTGCCGTAGTTCACGGCGTAGTTCACGAAGTTGCGGGCGAACTGCGTGTCGGTGATGTCGAAGGAGTCCTGCTTGAGCAGGTTGGGATTGTCGCCGTTGGCGACGAGGAGCTCGCGCAGCGTGTCCTGTCCACGGGCCGTCTTGCCGAGCGCCGTGACGGTCTCCGCGAGCCCCTGCACGGACCCCTCGATCTCGGCCCGGTCGCGGTCGCTCAGCCCGACCTCCTGCACCCCGAGCTCCTGGAGCGTGTCCTCGCTCTCCACGACGCCCTCGGCGGTCGTCTGGCCCAGGGTGTTCGTGAGCGGCTGCTCGCGCTGGCCGAGCACAAACTCCGCGATCTTCGCCAACCCCTCCTGAGACCCCTTGAGGATGTTGCTTGCCACGGAGGTCTTCTGCGTCTTCGTGAGCAGGAACACGCGGTAGAACTCCTCGGCGGTCTGGGCGGTCACGTTGGTGAACGGGTCCTGGCCGCTGTGGATGAACTCGAACGTGCCGCCGGGCTCGACGGACAGCCCGCGCCCGTAGCGGTACGCCCCGTAGTGCTCGTAGCCCTTCTCGTCCGACACGGGGAACACCGGCGAGTGAACCCCCGTCGCGTTCTTGCCCTGCTTCGGCGTCTTCTCCTCGGTGGTGTTCTCCTGGGTGGCGACCACGGCCTGCTCGGAGCCGAACGCCTTGGCTGTGGCCTCGTTGATCGCCTTCTGCACCTTCTGAAGGCGACCAGGGCGCCCCGGACTGGGAGGCATCGCGGCGGTCTGGCCCTTAAGAAACGCGGCCTCGATGTCCCTGGCGATGCTCTTCGCGTAGTTCGTGCCGAGGGCCCTCGTCGCCCTCTCGTACGACATCCCGTCGTCCTTCTGCGTGCCCTGGACCTTGTATCCGGGGATCGTCGCCAGCTCGTCGAATCGCAGGTCGGGAATCTCGACCTGATCAAGTGAGGCCACCCCGAGACTGGCGGCCAGTACCGTGTCAAGGTCGGGAGGTACGTCATCGGGGGGTACGACAGCGTCCCTGAAGTCGCTGAGTTCGATCCTGAAATCGCTGAGTTCGTTCCCGTTCTCGTAGAGTGGGATCTTCACCGAGGCTAGGTCCTCCTTCATCTGCTCGTAAACCCCTCCGAAAACCCCGGCGACCGTCGTACTCGGGTCGTCGAGGAAGGGTTCGGATGCCTCGTCGAACTTCGCCGCGATCTGGAGGGCGAGGCCAGTCGCATTGAAAGAGAGCCTACGGCCCGCCTGCGAGGTCCCCACGACCTGCGTGAACTTCGATGCCTGGTGACGAACGAACGAGATCGTCTGGATTTGGTCCGTCATGATCACGCGAGGTGCCTTCTGGGGCCCCAGGGCGATCTGCAAGCCCTTGCGGCACTTGCCCGTCGTGAGTTCGGCTTCGGGTGCCCGGTGAGCCCCGTCGGGAGCACTGACCGTCGGCTTGAACTGGACGACGAGTCTCGCGACGTCGGCGTCCACGTCGCGGGTCTTGATCGTAGGACGCTTGTAGATCTCCTCTGCGCCTCCTTCAGTCGTCGGTGGAGGAGGAGCCGCAGCCAGCCCGGGTTCAAGCGACTGCCCGTAAGGTGGCAGTTTTCCACGAGGACGGCGTGTGGGGGCCCCCTGGTCGATGGCGGTGCGGAGCGCCTTGTCCAAGCGCTCAGGACCTATCTCGTCTCGGAGAAGTTTCTGCCCCCTGATACACGCCGGGACGTTTCCCGGCTGATCTCTCTTGCAGTCCTGCACGATCTTGTCATTCTCTTTGTAGGTCTCGACACCCTGTACCTGTGCCCAGCGTCCAGGACGACGGGGGCCCCAGAACACGTCGATGTGAACGAAGGGTTTTCGACTCCCATCCTTGCGTTCCTCGTAAAAACCAATCCCACTGATCAACCCCTCCTGGTACATCTTGGTGGCCTCCTCCTTCAGGGCCCTGTAACCGTCCCGCAGTACGGGATCGAGGTCCTCCACGGGCGCCGCGTAAAGATTGCTCTTGTCCTTCTTCGGATCAGGAGGAATCCTCCTGGGAATCCCAGGTCCCCGCGGTCCAAGATCAAGAGCTGCCCCGTACTGGTGCGCGCTCGCTCTGCCGGTACCCTCCACGCTGGCATTCACGCGCCACGCCGACCCGACACTCAGAGTCAACCCTCTTCCGCCGAAATCCGACCGACCAGCTAGACGGTCAGCCAGCACCTGGCCAGCTTCCGAAACATTGGTCAGATTCTCGGCGATATCCTTCGTCAACGAAGCATTACGAACCTCCTCTTCCGAGCTTTCGGCGTCGGTGCTCGATCCCTCATCACGTTCCCTCAACAGACTATCCGCGCCAACCCAGGTTATTCCACTCTCTTCAAGTCGTCCCTGTAGGTTGGCTGCCTCTCCTCTCAGCCGTCTGTTGCGATTGGTATCTGTAGATATGGGGGTGCCGGGCGTTTGGGCGCCGGGTCCGTTCTGTCGTGTCTGGCCCGTCGAGGGAGTCCGCGACGGAGGACGCTCACCGTCATCCCACTCGATGATCGGCATTCCCTGCATTTCCGGATCGGGATGCGAGCAGGAGAAGTAACGGTAGTGACCTGGTAGTGCCCCCGCGAGGTACTGCGACTTCAGGTGTGTGAGGCTGTCGAAGTAGGACAGCGTGACGTCGGAGCCTGGAATCCCGCCGACCCTGCGACGGATGGCCTTGTTTCCGGAAGGTTGAAGGGCGTCGAAAATGAGCGCAAGGAGCTGTATGTTCCTATTGTTGCCCAGGTTCTTGCGAATGTTCTCAAGGGCCGTCTGCTCCTCCTGGGAGAGTCGATCGAGTTCGCTCAGGGAATCCCGACGATCTATGCTCGTGCTGGGGGGATCTACCCCTCCTCGAGCAGGATCGAAGGCGTTTTCGGAAGATCGTGCCATGATCTCGGCAAGCGTCACGTCCTCGATCCGCCGCTCCGTCGCCTTGAGATCTTCACGGACATCCTTCAACGCCTGGAAACCCGATTGCAGGTCCTTCAAATCGAACTCGATGAGCTCGTCCTTCGGACCGTATCGCAGACCCAGCCTCGTAGGCTTCGTCGGGTCGGTCGGTGTTTCCCTACCATCCGCATCAGGCTCCGGTGCCACGGTCTCAAATGCCTCGAGATCGGCCACATCACGCACGAGCAGGTCGAACAGGAGATCCGCCGGGCCGTCCACGGAATCGAAGTAGTCGATTCCGGCCCCCACGAGTGAGAAGCTGGCGTTCATCTTGCGAGGGTCGAGTGCCATGACGACGTTGGGGAACCCCGCGATCCTTGAGATCCCGTTGTCGAAGATCTCGAGGGGACGAGGTGGCAAGTCGGGACGATCGAGATGAATCAACTTGATCGCGCTCTCGCCTTCGGGAGCCGCTTCCAGAATCCCCGGAGCATGCCACTTGCGTCGGCGACAGGTCAGCACCAGACTCGTCGTCGGGCGCCCCCCGAAAGTGAACTGGTGACTCATCTGGCTGATGTAGTAGTAGGAATCGACGAACGGTATGTAGACCGGATATCCAGGACGTAGTTCCGGTCGAATCGGGATTGTCACGGATGCGCCGAAAGTATCGACGTTCGTCGCATCGAGACGTCCCACCGCCATCCAGAACAGGACCTTCGGGTCCGTCTGGTAGGTGATATCGACGGACGGCGCGGGACGCCAGCCGAACTGCGCCACGAGCCTGTAGTCGATGTACATGGCCCGCTTGTGCTGCGGCCCACTGTTGGAGGTCGCATCCGACACGCCGGCGATCCAGACGCCACGCACGATGATGTACGTCGCCTGTGGTTCCTTCTCGACGAAGCTGATGTTGATGATGTCCTGATCCTCGAGCCGGTAGTAGCGGTTGGGCGACGTGTCGAGGTTCCAGAACGGGGGCTTGAACACGAGGTCCCCGTCAACGTCCTGATAGAACTCGTAACCCGTGGCATCCATCACCGCCTGAGCGACGTCCATCTTCGTCTCGTAGGTCGTCACCCACTTGTTCGTGACTCCCAACTCGCTGAGCTGGAAATTGAATGCCCACATGTCCAGGACCGAGAGATTGGCGAGTTCGCCGTCTTGACCGATGAGCGGCGACCAGATCAAGTCTGCGCCTTGGTCCTGGAGTCCGAGAGCCTTGGCAACGTCCAAACGACTAGCAAGAGGGTCATGCTCGGTTCGTGTCGTCTGCGGATCGTTGTACGTCGGGTTAGAGATGAACCCCTCCATCTCCTCTTTTCCCGCCTTCCCGAACCACGCCTGCTGGGCCGCGTTGAAGAGCCTTCCATTGACCCCGTACATCCGCAGGCTCTGGACCCTCGTCTTGAAACGCTGCTCCCAGTAGATGGAGATCTGATGATAAAGCGACTGCCCTCTTCGACTAGTCGTCGCGGCGAGGTTGGACTCCTCGTCAAGAGCGTAGTCGAGGCCCGCCGCCGCACCCGCCACGTCTCGATACAGGGTGTAGATGATCGAGAACGGGTGCATGTTCGAGAAGTTGTGCCCGTAGAGCGTGGGTCGTGCCTCGGCGCCCTCAGGGAGTTTGCCCTGAGCTAGCCACGCGCCAGCCGCCACGACGTTTTGGAACTTCCAGAAGTGGAGCAGGGACGCGCAGTTGAGGCTCCCGTTGTAGAAGCCGTCGGCGTACTGGTAGGTGACCTGCGTGACCACCCCGTGGAACACGGGGTAGTAGGGGTAGCTCGCATACTTGGAGAGATCCAGCTCGTCGTCGTCCGTCGGGTTCGGGAAGTTCACGTTGCGCCCGGACTGAGGATCGGCCAGGTGCTTGAACATCCCCCGCACCGGGAAGTACCCGCGGAAGAAGACGTGAACTTCAAGGCCCGCGCGGAGGATGTTGTAGCCGTCGATGAAGACTTGCTGTCCTTGAACCCGCGGAAGCGTGAGGCTGATGTTCGCGGAGTGGGATCCCGGCTCGGTTCCGGCCTCGACACCAATAGACGTGACGTACCGCTGGATGTCGAGGCGTCCCCGACAGCGCGGGCAGCCGGGCAGCGACGTGTCCCCGTTGATAAACACGAGCGCGTCCGGGGTGTACTTCACCACCGTCCGGTTGTTGAGCTTCCACGTGCCCGCGTAGGGCCTGTCCTGGATGCCCGCCATCGTCGACTAGCCTCCGGGCTCCAGCGACGGGAGCGGGTCGATCACGGGGTCGAAGACGGGCTCGGTCCGCGCCGGAACCTCGATCGGCTGCTCGTCGATGACCTGGATCTGGACGGGGTCCTCAGTCATGCCGCCGGACGTCTGCGCGCCAGGCCCGAGCGTCGGAAGAGTCTGGGTGAGGGTCGCCTTCGCCTGCTGGTTCGGGATGAAGGGAACGTCGCCCTCGGGAGCCTCCGACGGGCTGGGCGTCGGAGGGGTCTGGTAGGGACGCACGGCCTCGCGCTGGTTTCGGTCGAAGATGTAGGACGCGGTGAACTCGAAGCTGAACTGCACGGCCCCGTGCTGCTTGTCCTCCTCGTAGTTGTAGTTGAAGTTGTCGAAGTTTCCGACGTAGACCCACTGGTCGTAGGCGATCTCGATGCTGCCGATGAAGAGGTGCGCCTCCGACTTGGGACGCCCTGACGTGTCGTAGATGTAGCCGTTGTTGCGGTAGATCGTGAAGAGGCTCATGAGGTTCTGCCACGCGGCCGAGTCCCACTTCGACGCGTACTGGTAGCCGCTCACGCCCGCCGTCTCGGAGACGGCGAGGTTGCCCCCTCCCGAGGGCTCGAGGGCGAGGTCGAGGTCTCCCGGTCCTCGGGACCCGACGACGAATCCCGCCGACCGTCCGGAGACGGAGAGACGAACCTGCTCCTCCCCCCACGACTGGAAAACGTAGTTGAATCTGTTGCGGTCGGTGTACGCCTGCCTCTTCGAGTAGGTGATCTGCAGGGACTCGGGATTGACGAGCAGAGTCAGGGACGGAGTGGCCAGGATGCGATTCAGCTGGAGGATCACGTCCAGCGCCTGGGTCAGGTCCGAGACCGCCGCCTGGTTCGCCTGCGACTCGTTGACGTCGCGCGGATTGAAGCGGACTCCGTTCCTCGCGATCAGGTTCTCAAGCCGCGTCAGCGTGGCGCCCCTAGTCGGACCCGTCGCGAAGAAGTTGGACGCCCTCAGCTGGTTCCGCCGCTCCACCAAAGTCGAGAAGTTGCTCATCGACCGCTGGGCGCCCTCGATGATGTCGATGTTCTGGCCCGGAGCTGGAGCTCGCGTCCCGAGCATGCCCTTGCGCGCCGCCTCGACCTGCTCCGCGGTCGCGTTGCCGGCCTCGAACGCCGCCTGGGTGACGAGGAAGTTCGCCTCGGCGTCGTCGAACGCCCTCCGAAGGAGGGGATCAAACACGTCCTGCGTGCGCGCCTGGCCGCGACCCAGGAGGGCGTCGAGCAGGATGGACGGGGGCGCGAAGTTGAACGTGAAGGGCGACCCGAGCCGCGCGTCTCGGAGGCGTTGCTTCGTGCCGTCGAAGGCGACCGACTCGCTCGCCATCGCCGCCCGCACGAAGTTGACTCCGACGTCCGGGCCGCTGTATGCCTCGAGCGGCTGGAACCTGGTCGGCTGCCTGTCGGTCTGGGCGGGCACGGCCTACAGCTCCTCCTCGAAGGGGTTCGCGGTCTGAGACCGGAACGGGACCGCCGTCGGACCGACGTAGTCGCGACCCTCCAGCCCGACGAAGGGGTCGGCCAGCATGGTCGAGGTCGCGCCCTCCGGCTGGTCGCCCAGGCCACCCGGAGCGGAGACCGCCTGGGCACCGTAGTCGAAGAGGTTGGGCGAGCGGAACTGCATGATCTCGCGGTCAATGAGGAACCGGGCCGAGAGGCTGAACATATAGGGGACGTTCGCGTCCTCCGTGACCGTGAACGCCCCGTCAAACCATCCGATATGCACGCCCCCGTCGAAGATGATCTTCAGGTAACCCTGGAGTGCGATGTTTCCGAACATGTCGTAGATCGCGCCGTTGTTGTGGAACAGCGCGAGGAGATCCAGGTACTTGTCATAGGCGATCGTGTCCCTACGTCCAGGCTGGCCCCCCCCTGAAGACGCGATGTTCGAGAGCCCCGTGTACATCCGCATGAAACCGCCCGTGGCCGCGTCGAACGTGATCTCCTCGACCGCGTCGCCCCAGTGGTACTCGACGAAGCCACCTCGCGTCAGGAAGCGTTCAGTCTGTTTCGTATAACCGAGCCGCATCGTCCGCGGGTTGACGTGGAGGACCAGGCGCAGGTCCTTCTCCGCCAGGTCGAGCAGGCTCGTCTCCCGGTCCGGAGCGAGCACGTCGAAGATGACTGGGCGACGCCCGCGTCGGAGTTTCTCCTCGTCGGGCCCTGAGAATGAACCCGTGAACACGGCTCTCTGTTCAGGCATTTCCGGTCACCTTCAGGGCACGCATGACGGTCTCGTAGACCTTCTTCTGGTCGCCCCCATAAACGTTCACGTTGACCGTGCCGCCTCTTCCGGTTATCGCTTCCGCGACGGGACCTCCCGGTTGCGCGGCAAAGATTGTGTCGGCCATGTCGGTGATGATCGGGGCACCTCCTCTGGCAGGCAGAATCAAATCCTTGGCCGCCGTGGCCCCTGTCCAAACCTGGACCATTTCCTGCAGCCCTCTGATGAGCTGATCGGTTTCCGCCTTACGCTCGGCCTCCAGTCGCTCCCGCTCGGCCTGGGTGGGAAGATTGGCGGCAAGTGCGGTCGAGGCAGCGGCGGAGAATATCGCCGCGAACTCCTTCTTGTTCTGATCGGTCCACCACATGTCCGACCAGTCCTCGTGTTTCATCATCTGGGCCATGCCTGCCGCGGCAGCCGATCTCACGTTCTCGATTCCTCCGGCCTGTTCAAGCAGTGCCGGCCTCGCCGACATCTGGGCGATGAACTGTTCGGCGAATTTCTTGGGCTGCAGCTCTTTCGCCGCACGCTCTTCGCGAGTCAACGGGCGTTGACCTGTAAAGAGACCCAGCATGGCCTCGGAAACCTTCATGCCGAAGGAGGCCTCGGTCACTTCCTTGCCAAGACGTGGTAGAACGTCTTCGAGGGCGGTTCCGAAGGATTTCTTGAAGGACTCGCTTCGAAAGAGTTTCACCCCGGTTGCACCTTCGATGGCGTCGACCTCTGCCTTGAAACCAGCTCCCTGCGCGGCGATCTGCTCGGCCGTCAAGTTCTCGGCCGTCCGCGCGGCCGCCTCCGTGGCCACCGCCTGACGGGTTGTCTCGTCGGCAGCGCGGGTAGTCTCCTTGAGGTTCTCCTCCGCGAGGGCGATCTTCTCCTCGTCACCCCCGGCTTTGGCCTCCTCCAAAGCCTGACGAGCTTTCCTCTCCTTCTCCCGCGCCTCCTCGGCCTCCGCCTGTGCCGCTTCTCGCTGTTTGTGTGCCTCGTCTAACGCGGCGAACCTCGCCAGCTTTTCCGTTTCGTCCTCGAAGAAGAACTTGGCCATGCTGACGAGCACGTCGTAGATGTCATTGAGGACGCCAAGGACCGTCTGCTGCATGACTTCCGTCAGGCCCGTGATCCTGTGGGAGATCTCCGTGGCGATCTCCTGGTCTTTCGTCATCTGTTCTTCGATCTCCTTCTCGCCCATGGTGGTCGTCTCGGTGACGGCATCCATCACATTCTTCAACTCTATCCCGGTACCTTTGATGAGCTGTTTGTTCGCGTCGAAATCTCCCTTCATGATCTTCTTGGTGGACTCGTCAACATAAATGCCGAACTTATCACGAAGATCCTCCAGGATCCTCTTATCCTCCTCGGAGAGTGGCGTCCCCGTGGCCATCTTCTCTTGAATCTGTCGCAGGTTGCGGAAATGTCCCTCCATCGTGGTGAACTGCGCTCCCACCGTTTCGATCAGGTCGCGACTGAGACCCGTGGCCTCTTCAAGGGCGGCCATCTGTGCGGCTGCCTCAGGGCCCGTGCCCATCTCTCGAAGCACCTCGTCGATGCGCCTTCCTCCGAATATGCGCGTGGCCTGAGCGGCCATGGCGACATCGAACCCGGGCCCGGCATACGGCATCGCCCTCTCCATGGCCCCGAGGCCGCCACCAGCAGCGCGGCCCACCAGCCTGGCGCCCCGGAATCTCGCGATCTCCTCAGGTTTCAATCCTTGTCTCTCGAGCGCAGCGGTCATGCTAATCTCATCGAGGGCCAACAATTCCCTGACCTCCTGAGGATCCATTCCCAGCTGCGTGCTGAATTCCTGACCGAGCTGCCGAATCCGGCGTTCGAAGGCACTCGCGAACTGTTCCTGCGCGAACTCCTGATCCTTGAGGATCAGTTCTCGTATCCGATCCTGTGCCCCTTTGTCCTTGTACTGTCCGACGAGCCTCTTGAACGCCTCCGCGCCGACGGCCTCTCCGAGGAGCGCGTCGAATGTCTTGAGGAGCTTCGTGGTCTCCTCGATTCGTACCCCGTAGAAGGCCATGCCCGAAGTGACTTCGATCACCGCGGCGTAGAATCGCTTCGTCACGAACCCCGCGAGCATCGCCTCCCGGGAGATGATGCTGAACTGCTCGGCGACGTCGCGAAGACCCATCCCCGTCTCGAACGCGAACTGACCCATCTTCTCGGTGACCTCGCTCGACTCCATTCCGAGGTTTCGAGCGTAGGTGAGTGCCAAGGCCGTGATGTCCGAGTAGGACTCCATGAACTTGGTTCCCTTCCGGATCTCCTCGCTCATGCGTGCGAACGTGAAACCGGCCTGGTTGAAGCCCGCGAGGATCCTCTGCTGCTCCTCTGCACCAGCTCGGAAGGCCATGAAGTTCTTGTTGAGCCCCGTGGTCTCCTTCCGCATGCGTTCCAGTTGATCGGCCAGCTTACCGCTCACGATTTCAACATGAGTGAGACCAAACTGGGCCGCGCCCGCCGAGCCGATCAGCTCCTTGTTCATGTCCTTGATCTTCGATTCAAGATCGGCGAAGAGTTTGATGAGCATGAGGAGAGCTCCGGCAACGGCCGCGAAGGCAACGGTCGCCTTCCCGATGGTCGCGATGGCCTTGCCCATCTTGGCCATGCGGTTGGCTCGGGCCGTCGCCGCCGGATCCGCTTCTCCGGCGGCCTTCTGCAGCCGTCGGCCTCTCTCCATTCTCTCCTCGCCCAGACGTCGTGTCAGGGCACCGCCTCCGCGAGCCAAGTCAGCGAATCCCGCAAGCCCTCCGAAAAGACCTCGCTGCAAGAAACCGATTTTCTCCTTGAACTGGTCCGTGTGTTCTGTAAAGGTCCGCGCCTGCCTCTCCTGCATGCGAGCGAAGGCTTCGGCTATCGAGTCGGCCTCCTTCTGAAAGCGACGCGTGCGTGATTCCAAAATTCGCTCAAGTCTCTCGGCTTCCGCGACGTTGCCGGCTCGAAGCTCCTGCATGAACTTCCCGTAGACGTCCGCGATGTTGGACTTCACGAAGGCGCGCATAGCCGCGCCGCTCTTGCCGGAAGCCATCGCCAGCTTAAAACCAGCGTTGGCCCCCTCCGCCGTCGTCTTCTTGAGCTCGTCGCGCCACGACGTCGCGGCCTTCGAAAGCAGGCTTCCGAACTTGTTCGCGAAGTCTCGCGCACCCCTCGTTTCCAGGATGACGTCGGCGATCAATTGCGGACGGTCTGGCATCTGTTACCGCTCCTCGTCCTCCTCGATCACCGCCACGGGACGACGCTTTTCGACTAGGCGTTGTAGCGGCGTTTCTTCGCCGGTCCCCGGGGCGCGCATCATCTCAAGCAAACGAGGATCGACGGGGCGCTCCGAGATGATGCGGCCATCTTCGGCAACGCGAAGTTCTCCTGCCTCGGGATTGTTGGCGATGTACTTCTCGTAAGCGCTGTTGTGTCCCTTTTCGTCGTGCACTCTCGACAGACCAGGTACGCGAGCCTTCATGCGTTCGATGAACTCTCGTCCCGCCTCGCCGACGAGTGGGACGAGCCCGGTTCGGGTCATGCCCTCCTCCTCCATCGCACGCTGGAGAGCTATCCGACGCTCCGCATCTTCTCGTCGGTGCATCTCGACCTCGTGTTTGATCCGAGCCTTTACCCCGTCGACGACACGATCATGGTCGTCCTTTACTCCGAGGACCCATCGACGCATTTCCTCCCTGAGCTCCTCGGGAGACTCGGCCATGTGTACTTCCTGGAATCGCCGTCTCGATTTCTTCCCGTTGGCATCCCGTTCTCGCCTGGGAATGACGCCTCTCGTCTCGTAGTAGGCGCGATCCATCACGCCCTGCCGTCTATTCCGCAGGTCGGTCTCTCGTTGCTTGTCCTTGGCGTTCAGCTTCTTGACACCCTTCGGGACGTGCGGACCTGCCACGAACTTGGCCAAGGACCAGAGGTAGTCGTCATGCTCGCGAGCGTCTTCCATCTGATTGAAGAAGATCCACAGCTGCAAAACAGGGTTGTGCGAACGCAGCAGACCTGGGCTTCCAACGCGGGCCAAGACGGCGTTTCCCTCGCTGCGCCAGAGCTGACGCGACTCCGCCTCGTACAGGAACGCTTCGATTATCTCTGTGGCACGCCGCATCCTCCGCATGAGACCATCGAGGATTCCATAAAGGTCGTCGAGAACCGTCGTCGGGAGCCTGCGACACATCTCGACGAGCATTCGCAGCGCCTCTTCTTCACCCATGTAGACGATGCCGTCGGCCATCCAGATCGACGATGCGACCACCCACGCGATCCACTCTCGATCCCGGAGACCGTGTGCTCTGAACCTCAAAAGATGCCAGTCCGAAGCATCGAGTGAGCGCATGACGAAACGCGCTCCGTGCACCTCAAGAGGATGAGCAATGAATCCGGGTACGATCAGAGCTCGCACGTCGTCATAAATGGACGTCCTCTCGTCTGAGGTGGTCTTGGGAAGCTGCATTCTCTACCGTTCGCCAGGACCTCTGAATCGCTCGTTCCTCGATCCCGGAGGCGGGTTGATCGGCACCATGGGTTCGCCTTGATCCGGCGTTCCGGTGGCCTCCTTCCTCTCAAGAGTCTGTGGGGGCATCTTGTAGACGGGCTTGCCGTGTAAGGTGGCCGTCGTCCCCTTACCGGATCTCTGCGATCGAGGAGTTGGGGGGCGCGCCGACTGAATGCTGCCGGTGCCTGCGTCGAAGACGGCATCGGAGACGTTGGCGGCCTCTCTCAGGGAGCTCGTGCGAGGATCGAGCCGAGCTGCCTTCTGCGGGACCTGCGCCTGTCTCTGGGCCTCTTGCGCCTTTCGAGCCGCCTCAGCCGCACTCGGCATCCCCAAAGCCTCGCGTCTCTGTTCCTCCAGCCTACGTTCGCGTTGTCGGAGGATGTGCTGCCGATGCAGCATCTCCTGACGATGGGCCTCGATCTCCATGGCCTCATCTGGGTCAGTGGGATCAAAGAAGGAGTCTCCTCCATGTGGAAGTGGAATGTTCTGTGAATCGACGGCTTCGGTACGCTTCGACGGGGATTCGGAACCTTCCTGGTCCTGCGTCTCGGCGCCGCCGAGAGGCCCCTCAGAAGCGTCCGGCCGATCGACTTCAGGCGGAGGCCCGGCATCGGGGAAAGCCGAGGGCCGCTCTCCCACGGGTCGAGAGGTCGTCTCAGCCGAGGAGGGCCGGGGTTCGACTGCCGAACCGTCGCTCGGTGCGGGTTTCGACGCCTCGACTTTCTCTCCTGAGGGCTCCGACGCGCTCGCGGACTCCTCGACGTCCCCCGTCGCCGTGCCGCCGCGGATGTTGTCATGTTGCTGCTGCCGAGTCCTCTGAATCTCCGTCAGGAGACGCTGCTGTTTGCGTACGTTGTCCTCCTCAGGAGATGCCTCAAGAGTCTGCTTCGCGGCGCGGAGCTCGGCGAGCCGCCGTTCCACACGAGCGATCTCCTCGTCCAGGTCGACGGCGTCGAATTTCACGCTTTTGGACGCTCTCAGCTCCACTCGTTCGAGAAGTTCTCCGAATCGCGCGAACACTTGACTGAGCATTGAGCGCGTCCACTCCTGCCCGATCATGTTCCGGAGACCCTCCCACTTCGGCACCGAGACGGGCCTGCCCTGTTCGTCCTGCTCGCCAGTCTCGACGTACTCGACGTCCCGAAGATCCAGGTCCCCAATCTGCACGATGGCGAACGCCAACGAAGCATGCCGCATCCTATCCATGAAGTCAGCGAAGGCCGCCTGAGTCGCCTCACCCTCCTCCAAGTCCTCCATCGCGATCTGGGCATATCGCTGGACCTCGGTCTCTTCGTCGGGACGCAGAGGTCTCAGCGTGATCTCGACGTCATTGGCTTCGAACGAATACTCGAAATCGCGGATGCGCTCGACCTGAACGATCGCGGCCTCAAGGGCTTTTAAAGTGACCATGACTCTCTCCACTCTGTCGTGGAGCAAGCCGGTGGGTCGTTTTCACAGCGCAAGAGATTCACATTGGTTCGATCCCATTCTCGTCCACATCTGACCGTCTCCCGAGGGAGAGGAGGAGGCTACAGCTCGAGGGATCTGTTCGTTCCCATGTGTTTCACATTCACGTTTGCGTCTGCGACGCTCCACCGATTGCTCGGTTAGCACTAAGACCTCCCAACCCTGGGGCCGAGAGGCACCGTGCGGGAAGGGCGCTTTCCCTCACCCTACCCGCGAAGTCTCAGGGTTACGTCGTGATGAAGTCGGAGGCGGTCCGCTGATCGCCCACGTTGAACCGGACGGACCCGACCTGACCGATGGTCGGGTCGTTGCCGGTGGCGAGGAACTCTCCGTACTCGGAGCTGAAGTCGTGGACGTCGCTGATGGTCACGTCCCCGGTCTCCATCAGCATCCCCGTGTCGCGGCTCACGTTCGTGAGGGACCAGGAGTTGAACCAGCAGGTCTCGTAGAGCGTGATGATCGCCGTGTGACCCCGGAGGTCGCCGGGGAAGTTGTTGGGATCGTTGGTGACCTGCGGGTAGACGATCTCCTTCACGCCCCCGTCGAAGGTGCCGCCGCCCCCGTTGAACCCGACGCCCGCCTGACCCGTGAGGTCGTAGTCGGCGAGGGTCGAGAACACGAGCTGCTGCTCGATGTCGAAGGGCCAGCGATGGTGCCGCAGGCTCCTGACGGGGCCCGAGGCGCCCCCCGCGTAGCCCGTGGCCTGCCAGAGGTTCGAGAGGTACAGGAGTGCCCGCTCGAAGCCGGCCGTCATCGCCTCCGTCACCGACGGCACGAGCTCGGCGATCATGTCGCCGAAGCCGATCCCGCGCAGGGTGTCGATCGTGCGCGTCTCGTTCGGCGTGAAGGAGCTCAGGACCCCCATCTGGAACAGGAGGTTCGCATCCGAGCCGTAGGCCGGCGTCAGGAGACGGACCTTCTGACTCACCGCCGTTCGCGTCTGCGGGGACGTTCCGAAGTCGTAGATGTAGCTCGAGCCCTGTACGCCGTTCGCGGGGGCGAGGTCTTTGTTAGCCATGTTGCCTTCCTCTCGTCAGGCGGCTTACACCGCTCAAAATGGGGACAGGACGGTCCCCTCCTGTAGATCGACCGCCTATAAACGTAGAAACGAAGCCAGCCACGTGCGGGCGACGCGCGAGGCACTCCGGGTCAGGGGATTCCCCTCCGTCAGCCGCCATGCCTCGAGGGCCCGGCGCATCGCTCGGCGCTTCTCGGGGTCATCCTCTCTTCTGAGCCGACGCGCGAGCTCGGTCGGCGACACGTTCATGAATTCGGAGAGCCGTTCGTGAAAATCGCTCACGGCCACGTCCGTGGGATCCAGCGACTCGACCGCCTCTCGACGCGGAGGCGTGCCCTCACGAGCCTCTCGACCGCGAGGTGATCGAACTGCTTGCACGAGAACACGTCGAGGCAGAAGCGTTTCCGCAGGGGCCACGTGTGGATGCTCAGGTGGCTCGTGGTGACGATGACGGTACCCGTCACGCCGCCCTCGTCATGCTCCGTGTCCAGCCTGGAGGGATCGCAGGGAATCTTCTTGAACGCCGGTTCCCCGAGGATCTCCATGTCGAGCACTTCCACGAGATCTCGGAATAACCGTTCAAGAAACTCGGCGTCGTCCAGACGCTCGGCGTGCTCGGGGTCTACGAAGGCATCGAAGAGCAGATGCCAGCCCGCGTACAGGTCGTCCCGCATGACAGTGCCCTCCTGATGCCGAGGGGGCCCGATAGGGGGAAAAGCGGAGAGATCTACGGCTTGCGAAAAACGACTAGCGGGTCCTTCCATGCAGATCGAGAGGTCCGAAGGCGCCTGACGGGCATGAAAACGACGGGCTGAACCCCGAGACCAGCTCGTACGGCGATCTTGACGGCCTCGTCGGCAAGGACGACGCCGGCGCGGGGTTTGGCCGGAAGATTCAGGATCAAGTAGGCGCCGGACCTGAGATGCTCGGCGCCCTTGTTGATCACGGGCACCAGGAAACGCTCAAGCCACTCGCCCACGTCGGAGTAGGCCCGAGCATCGGACCGCGACCCGTAGCTTTCAAGGTCGTAGTACGGTGGAGACGTGAATACCAAATCGAGGGGGGACTCGGGATCGAACTCTTCGGCCGCCGCCTGAACCACTTGACATCGATCGGAGACGCCGATCTCCTGCGCCAATCTCCGATTTCCCTCGACGATCTCGGGCTCGACGTCCGTGCCCAGGTAGGCCCCCACGTGCGTTGCCATCGCGCCGAAAAGACGCCCCCCGTAGCCGGCACACGGATCCCAGACGGTCCCCCCCTCGCGACAGTAGGTCTGACAGACGTATTTGGCGACTCCGGGACGAAACACGGAGGGCGTTCGACAGATCATCTGGAGGGCCCGCAGCACACGGTGAGGGGTGGTGGGATGTCCCGCCTCCATCTGTACCCGAACTGCCCTGCGCAACCTGTCGTCGTCGTCCCACGCCTCCAGCACGCTCGGCGCCCCCTTGTAACGGGCCCGGTACCTGTTCGGAAAAAAAGAGGCACACGCCGTCGTGCCTCGCGTCGTCTGTGGACGGATCGTTCCCGACGAGTCCAGATAGATCGTCTGTCTCTGGAGTTTCGTGAATTCGGCGCGTGTCTTCGGGGAGGGAAGGATGTCGGGGAATCCCGAGACCCTCAGTTCCCGCAGCACCCTCTCCACGTCGTCCCGGCGCTCGCTCTCCGACTTGTTGGCCCACAGCGCCCGGTCGTCCTCCAGGAGCCGTCTCCAGAAGCCTCTCTCGTGAATCGCGTCCCCGTACCGGACGACCTTCACGGCAAACCCGAGCTCCTGAGCGCGCCTGAGCTTGAAGCGATCCAACTCGCGCAGGCGTTCGAACTCCTCGTAGGTGCGGTGCCACGCTTCGATGAAGAAGAAATGCTGGTCCCCGTGAGCCTCGATGATCAAGTTCCGGGAAGGAAAGAAGCCATCGTAGTGAAGCTTCCGGCCGGTTGCCTCGTTGACGATCCTTGAATCGGTCCACTCCGACTTGTAGCCGACGCCCAGATACGACGCGGCACGATCCAGGACCGCTTTCTGCCAGGCGAGCCGCCGTCGGGTTTGCAGCCCCAGCTCGTTGCACGCCCGACGAATTTGAAACTGCGCGCACCCGAAGGCCCTCGCCGCGGCGGCCGCGACAACGCGCCCCTCATCCATGAAGGGCACCAGCTGCTCCTTCGTTAGCACGAGCTTCGTACTCGGTGATTTCCGCTGACCAGCCCGACACGCCGTGAACGGCGCATCCGGATGACGAGTCACGTACTCTGCAAGGTCGTGTGCGGATCGGACATGAGAGATGAGAAATTCTGCCCGAAATCCACACTCTCGACAGGAGACGTAGTCCTCGGGTTCGCTCTTCCCACACCATGTCTTCAGTTCGTCCTCTGCCCTGCACTCGTCACAGCGTAGATCGTGAAGCGGCCCCGCAAAACGAGAGACCTCGACCTCCGTTGAACACTGGGGACATGCCACGATCTTCCGCGTCCCCTTTCCAAAGCCGCTGGCCGAACGTGCCTCAGAGGACCGTCGCACTCGTGCTCGTTCTGCCGCCTCGGTACGCCAGCACGCACCCGGCCACTTTCCGACATACTCGGAGGGTGTCATCTCGTGTTCCGCCTCAAGATGCTTCCACAGATTCCGAGCACGATGGCCGCACTCAAGGCACACCACGTGCCCGTGACCCTCCTCTCCAAGACGCTCTTCTTCCTGGTGCCGAAGATACTCGCGATGGACCTCATCTTTGGCGCTCCCTAAGTGGCTCGCGAGTCCCCTTTTCCCGACGCAGAGTCGACCACAGACGGGACACGCGGTGTCGGCCCCTCGTTCCGACTGCTCGCAGGAGGAACACACGATTCGCGAACTTTTAGCCGCCGAGATGGTAGAAACCTCAAGATCCCGACCGCACGCGTCACAAGGTACCGAGATAACGCGGACCTTTCGCGCTTTTCCCCTGAGCCTCTCATGGTTAGCACGAGTTCGAGTCCTCTGAAGGGCACGGCCCCGCTCGGCCACCGTCTCCACCCCGTAAACCTCAACCCACCACTCACGAATCTGCGTGTAGTGAACCCCCAACCGGAGCGCGACGGCCTTCATCGCCTCCCCCTCTTCGAAGGCAGCGATGGCGGCGTCGCGAACCTCAGTTCTGGCCGAGTTTCCCGAACGACTCTTCGCCAGGCCGCGAAGTCGGTTGCCCCGATCCCGAAGAGCTCGCGGTCCGAACTGTTCTTTCCAGAGCTTGTAGACGTGACCCCGTGGCACACCTGTGCATTTCGCAATCACGGCGGCCGCGTCGTCGGACGCAAACGCCGCAAGAACCTGTTCGAGTTGTTCAGGGGTCACGTGCCAATCCTACCACCCGGTAGGACTGCCGCAACCGCTTAGATCAACCTCCAAGGTTGCTGCGAAGGTTGAAGGTTATAACGATGTATAAAAGCGGGAAAATCGGCTGATAAAATGCTTCGATCTCCACCAGCGTCGGGTCGTTGGTGGTCCGCGCCTGGATGCCCGTGAACGCCGCGATGATCTCGGCGTTCTTGAGCGCCTTCATGGTGGTCGCGAGCTGGCCCTCGATCTCCGAGAGGATGCCCGGCAGGAACTTGACCCCGATGAACCTGTCGAGATCCCTGCGAGCGGAGCGCTGCACCTCGTCCGCGATGGTGATGACCGTCGGGAGCTTGGTGAGGATGTTGCTCATGTCCGTCGTGAGGCCCTGACGGACTCGGATGATCGTGCCGCGCTGGTCCAGGACGGTGACGCCCTGTACGGCCACCTGGTTCTGCTCGACCGCGTCGAGGGTACGGGCGAGCTCGTCGAAGCCGACGATGCGGGCCCTCGTCCACGGGGTCGCCACGTCGATCCTCGGGGCGGCTCGGTTGCCCGAGAGCGCCGCCGCGAGGAAGGTCCCGTCCACGAGGAACTGCTTGTCGTTCCCGAGGGCGTCCTGGATCGTGAGGGTCACGATGTCCGGGTACACGAGCCTGATGCGCGTGTTCGCGATCTGCTGCGCGATGCCGCCGACGTCCGTCGGCTGCGTCCCCGACGAGACCCCGATCAGCCCGGTCCGCTCGGAGCGGTACCGGATGCTCGACTGGATGTCGCAGTGGTTCGACAGGGAGAGGAACAGGTCCTCGTCGTCGCCCTTGAGCGGCGTGATCGTGTCCAGCGTGGCGCCTCCCGGCAGCGGTCCCCTGAGGTCGTCGAGCGCGTCGAGGTAGCTCTGGGTGCTCGCCTGGTTCGAACCCGGGATCTTCGGCACCTGCTTGATGGCGAGGACGACCCCGCCGTTCAGGAAGCCGAGGTAGGCGGCGAGGGACACCGGGTTGTCCGGGTTGACCTCCCCGTAGTTCGCCTCCACGGCCCGCTGATTCGTGAACAGCATCGTCTCGAAGTCGGCCTCCGTCTTCGAGAAGTTGTAGGTCACGAAGTAGGAGTCCCCCACCGCGGGTTCCTGGCCGCCCCGGTCGAACGTCTCGACGATGGCCGTGTCTCCCTGCGGGATCGTGGATCCCTCGGTATTCGCGACCGTCATCTCGAGGCCCGGGATGGAGTTGACCGGGATGTTCGCGTCCGTGGTGACGAGCTTGCGCACCTCGAAGGTGAACCAGGCCCCCGCGCCCGTCGGGTAGGCGGAGCCCCCCTCGCGCTCGAGGACGGTGAAGGTGAGGCCCGTCACCGCGTCGCGGTACGTCGTGCCGATGATGCCGTCCTGGCCCGTGCCGTTGTTGAGGGACGACGTGTTGGCGGAACCCGAGCCGTCGACCGGGTCCGAGCTCGTGACGTAGTAGCCCTGGAATCCGCTCTCGCCCGCGGCCCCCTCGCCCGTCGCCACGCCGACTCCCGTCCCCGTGCGCAGCCACGAGTCACTCGTGGCGGTGAGGAACGTAATGTTGGACGAGGCCCCGAGGCCCACGATGTTGTTGGCCTGCGACTCGATGAAGAGGAACTGCGCGTTGCTCGAGTCGGTCTCGACGCCCGCGAGGGCCTGCTCTGCGAAGTACGTCGCGTCGGGGTTCTGGTAGTCCAGGAGCGCGTCGTTGAGGGACGCGCTGTGGTGCATCATGAGCGCGGAGGCCGTGACCTCGGGCTCGACCAGGGTCCGGGCCGCCGTGGCGTCGTCGGAGAAGCCGAGGACGTCGTTCGCGTTCCCGGCACCTATCGTGACGGCGGAGTCCGTGGTGGCGGTGGCGCTCAGCAGTCGGGTGCCCGCGCCCTCCTGGAGCACGACCGAGGCTGGCAGTCCGGCGCCGACCGCCCCGGCGAGGATCTGGGCGAGGACCGTGTTCGCCGTCGTGACCGGACCGAGAGGCACGCTGGCGCTCCCGGCCGCGGGAATCGCGGCCCCGACGCCGTCCGTGAACACCACCGTCACGGGCGTCCCGTCGATGTTGAACTTGAACACGTTGTTCTGGGGATTGATGCCACCCTGGGCGTAGAACATCACCGCGGGCTGTCCGTCGCGCGAGTCCCCGTACGTCCCCGACGCCACCTGACCGTCCTTGAAGCCCACCTCCCCGTACAAGGAGGCGGACCGGATCGTCGCCTCGATCCCCGCCGATCCGAATGCCCTCGGCTGGAGGCCCGTCTCGTCCTCGGCGTTCGTGCCCTCGATGACGAGCTGGGTCTGGTCGACCTGAGACTCGGCCGCGAGCGACCCGCTGCCGGGCACGACGCGGTTGCGGACGACGAGCCGGTCGTAGATCAGGCGCCCGGAGCTGCCCGACGCCGTGAACCGGCGCACGAGATCTCCGTCGACGACCTTGGTCTGCTCCTGGCTGGGCAGCGCGTCCGTGGAGAGGCCCGCGAGAATCGCGAAGTCCTCCGCGACCGTCGCCGCGTCGAGGAACTCGAACACGCCGCCGCCGAGGCCGGCACCTCCCGTGAGGGTCGCGCCGGAGACCGGGAGGCGCCCCGCGTCGCTCGAGGCGAGCACGATGAAGTTCCCCTGCGGGCCCGGCACGGCCGCCGTGACATCCACGACCGCCGAGGTGCCCCCGCTGTTGTCGGCCGTCACGATTCCGTTCAGGCCGTTGGCCGCGTCGTTGATCGCGGTGACGATGTTCGAACCCACGCCCACCACCGTGTCGCCGCCCGTGAAGTTGGCGCCCGAGACCGGGAGCCGCGTGCCCGTGGACGAGGCGATGGTGTTCGTGTTGCCGAGCACGCCCGGAGTCAGGTCCCACACGGTGACCGTGGTCGAGGTTCCGCTGGCGTTGTCGGCCATCACGTCCACGGCGAGCCCGTTGCCCGGGTCGTTGATCGCCGCGACGATGCTCGTGGCGACGCTGAGGTCGGTTCCCGAGCCCCCGGCGAGGGTCAGGCCCGACATGAGCAGGCGCGTCGCGTCTGACGACGTGGTACCGATCAAATTTCCGGCGTTGCCCGGCGTCACCGCCGTCATCGTGACGACGGCCAGGGCCGCGAGGGCCGTCACGGAGGTCACGATGCCGTTTCCGACGTCGTTGATGGCCGCCGCAATGGAGGCCGCGACCGTCGTGTTGTCGCCGACGCCGCCGAGCAGCGTGGCGCCCGAGAGCGCGATCCGAGCTCCGGCCGTGGACTCCGCCAGGAGGACGCCGTTACCGACCAGTCCCGGCGTGTACGAGTCGATGGTGACGACGTTGGTCGTGCCCGAGGCGTTGTCCGCGACGACGCCGCCGACGAGTCCGTTGCCCGCGTCGGAGATTGCCGCGACCAGGCTCGTCGCCGCCGAGATGTCGTCGCCGACCCCTCCCGTGAGCGTCCCGGCGGACAGCACGAACCTCCCGGCCGCCGTCGTGGTCAGCGTGATGAGGTTGCCCACGGCTCCGGGCGTGACCGCCGTGAGGGCCGCCGTGTCTCCGGTCGTGAGGGCCGTCACCGCCGTGGCGAACGAGTTGGCGACGTCGTTCACCGCCGCCTGCACGTCGGTTGCGGCCGTGAGGTCGTCGCCTACGCCGCCCGCCATGGTCGCCGCCGACGGCACGAGCCGCGCCGGCGCCGTGGAGACGAGGCTGATCGAGTTGCCCGCGAGGCCCGGGGTGAGGGCCTGCAGGTTCACGACGTTGGAAACGCCGCCGGTGTTGTGCGCCTGGATGAGGCCCGTGAGCCCGTTCAGCGGATCGCTGAGCGCCGTGACGAGGGCCGTCGCGGTCGTGACCTCCGTGCCAACGCCGCCGGCGAAGCCGACGAGCGGAGAGAGCATCGGATCGGCCGTCAGGTTCACGATGCCGTTGGCGACCACGCCGGGCACGTTCCACGTGAACGTCACGTCCGAAGGACCGGGCCCGACGGCCGCGCTCATGAACGCGGAGAACACGTTGAGCGGATCGTTGATCGCCGCCGCGATGTCGGCCGCTATCGCCATCGTGGTCCCGAGCGTCTCGTCGTAGTCGTTCGCGCCCGGGGTGCGCGGACCGCCCGCCGGGATGAGCGGGAACGGTCCGCCCGCCGCGCCGCCCACGTCGATAGTGATGACCGCGGGAGGCGTCGGGACGCCCGGAGCCAGGAGCACGGTCAGCACCTCGAACGCCTGGGTGCCCGCGTCGAAGTTCAGGCCACCCGGAGTCGTGACGTTGTCCGCGACGAGGGCGATGCCCCCGACGGTGATCGTGTCGCCGTACAGGACGCCCGTCGCCGGGAGCGCGTCCACGACGACCGTGACGCTCCCGAGCGCCCTGGTCCCGGCGTCGAAGTCGTCGGCGCCCGGCGTGCGCGGCCCCTCGTTCGCCGTCAGGACGTTCCCGCCGATGGTGACGGTGTCGGCCGCGGTCACCGGGAACGGCGCGATGGTCGCGGGCCGCACGCCCACGAGCTGAATGCTTCCCGTCGCCGCCGTGCCGACGTTGAAGTCAAGGCCGCCCGGGGTCAGCGTGTTGCTAGCCGTCAGAGTGACGGGACCTCCCCCGACCGCGGTGGTGTCGATGGAGATCGTGTCGCCGTACTGGACCCCGGTGAGCGTGGCGGTGCCGGTGGCTCGCGTGCCCTCGTCGAAGTTCAGGCCACCCGGGGTCTGAGCTCCGAGCGCCGTCAGCGTGATCCCGTTGATCGTGACGGTGTCGTTCGGAATTGGTCCCGAGACGGTGATAGTGCCCGTCGCCTGGTCCCCCTCATCGAAGTTCAGGCCACCCGGGGTCTGGGCGCCCAACGCGGTGATGGTGGTCGGGCCACCCCCCGCGTTGATCGTGAAGTTGTCGCCGGGTTCCACGCCGGTCGGCACGAGAGTCGCCCGAGCCTGCCCGGTGTCGAAGTCGAGACCGCCCGAAACCTGCGTCAGAGCCCCGGTCAAGGTCACCGTGTCGATGGTGATCGTGTCTCCCACGATGGCTCCCACCTCGGTGACGGTCCCGCTCGCGGAGGTGCCCAGGTCGGTGTCGGCCGCCTTGTAGGTGAACCGCATCTGTCCGTCGGCGTTCGCAGTCACGGCGATGTCGAGGCCCGCATACCCCGCCGGCAGGGCCGCGATGGCCGTGTTCAGGGCCGTGTCCACCGCCGCGGCCATGAAGGCCGGGGAGGCGTACGTTCCCGGGGCGATGACGGCGGTCACCGGGCCCGTCGCGGGGTTGGTGACGCCCGTGTAGTTGAACACGAGCTTGTCGTACTCGCCCGCGGTCACGACCGTGGTCCCGAGGAACCGGGTGGTGCCGTCGAGGTACGGAGAGTTCGCGGACAGCTTCGCCTCGGCGTTGATGGCCTCGACGTAGGCGTCCGCGTTCACGCCGGTCTGGGCCGGGACCGTCACCGAGATGACCACGCCGTCCACGGACATCGACACGTCGTCGTTGATGCCCGCGAGGACGTCGTAGGTCGTGGTGCCGGTATCCTCGTCGTACTGGATCTCCTCTCCGAGGAGGCTCGCGCTGAAACCGAGTCCCTGGATGCCGTGCGGCGCGGACAGGTCGATCCCGGCCGTGCCGCCCGCGAGGGCGCTGCTGTCGATCATGAACCGGGCCCTGTCGGACTCGCCCGAGACGAACGCGTAGGGACCGCTGCCGCCGACCGTGAACTTCGCGATGGTGGCGTCCTTGTCCGCGAACTGGACCGTCACCGTCTCCTCGACGGGACCACTCGTGCCGCCCTCGAAGTGCACGTCGGGGGTGAGCTCGGAGCCCGAGGGGAACGAAATCGTCACCCCGGTCATGGCGGGGCCCTTGCTCCCGAAGGTCGGCGTGTAGACGGGGTTTCCGTCGCCGTCGAAGAGGAAGTAGGTGCCGATGCCGGACGGTCCCGAGGTCTCGACCTGGACCGTGTACTCCTCGTCGACGAGGATGTTGTACCAGAAGGTCGCCCAGACGCCCGCTCCGACGGGAACGGACTCCTCGAGGGTGATGATCGACCCCTTGACCTCGGTCACAGTCACGGGACCGCGCTGGAGGGCGTCCTGCACGCTCCAACCCCAGTAGGCCTTGACGAGGTTCGGGTTGTTGGTCGGCAGGTCCACCCGCCGGTTGGAGATGGACAGGAAGACGTTCTGGCCGAGCGGTGTGTCGCGGCCGTTGCCCGTCGTGGGTTGGGCCGGGAGCTGGAACTGCCGACGGTTCTCGACTGGCGGGGAGACCGTGTCGTCCACGACGACGGTCGTCTCGGACAGGAACCAGCGGTTGTCGACCAGAAGGCCGCTGATCTGCGTCGGCCCGAAGGCCGGGGCCCCGACGCTCGTCACGCCGGCGCTCACCAGGAAAGCGCTCCCCCACACGATCAGGTCGTCCTTCAGGACGAAGTCCGCCTGCTCGATGAAGTCGTTGTTGCCCGGCACGATCCCGCAGCGGAGGACCTCCGTCACGTTGATGTTGGCCAGGTAGTCGAAGGTGTCCTGCCACGTGTTGAAGTAGTACTGAATCGTGACGAGATCGCCGGCGGCCGGCGCGAAGGGCAGCGTCACGGTGCGGTTGCGTCCGTCGAGCTCGGTCGGGATGACCTGGGTCCCGTTCACGCGGACCGTGACCTTGGACGTGTCTGTCGTCGTGATGCCCCCGTTCGTCCCGTCCACGATGGGACCGTTGAACGTCACGAAGTTCTTGTTGCGGCTCGTCGCCTGGCCCTGCGTGAAGCCGAGGACGACGTTGGCCGAACCGCTCCCGATGAGGAGGTTGCGGTCCGCCACGAGGCGAACGGCCGTGAGGCCGAAGTTGTTCGTGTACTCCGACGCGATGAGCGACGTTCCCGCCGCGGCGCCGTTGATCAGCGAGACGACCGTCGAGGCCGAGACGCTCCCCGTCGGGAAGGTGGCCGTCACGACCTGGTTCTGGTCGTCGTCCACCGTGACGGTGAACACGTTGTCGTCCGAGGTGAACTCGAAGAGGTTGCCGATGGCGCCCTCGAGGATGGCCGACTCGGGAGTCACCTGGTCCGACACGTTGTCCGTCATCTGCGTGTCGTGCCGCTTGAAGAAGTACGTCACCCGCACGTCGTCGTTCAGGTCGGGCGCCGTGCTGATCTCGATGACGCCGATGTCGGCGCGAGCCACGCTCAGGACCACGTCGGGCCTGCCGTTGATGGTCACGAGGATGGAACTCGGGTCCGTGGCGGTGGTCCCGCTTCCGTCTCCGTTCGTGATCGGGAAGTTGCGGACCTGGATGCGCTGTCGCGCGCCGTTGAAGTCCCCGAGGGTCACCTGACCCGTATCGGAGATGCTCACGACGGCACGACCGGTCTCGTCCTCCTGCGGGACCTGCTGATCGACCGAGCTGCTAGAGCCACGAATGACCTCGAGGTCCTGCTGCTGAAGCAGCTCGTTGCCGGTGCCGATGAAGACGGGGATGCGAACGCCCGCCAGGACGCCAGAGACGGGGCTCTGGAACCTGGTGCGGGTGTAGACGCCAGGAGGCGCGTAGATGGTCCCAGGGAAATTTGCCATGGTTTCAACCCCTTGCGGGCTCCTGCGGAACCCGGTTGTCTCTGGTGAACGTGGAACCTGTACGGACGGCTCGCCCGCTCGTCACCGAACGTCGGGCTCGAGCCATCACGAGTCCGATGCCGCGATCAGCGGCGCCCTGCCAGGTCGCAGGGGATGTCTGAATGGAAAGAGTCAACGAGAGGTAGCCTCTCCGAGCCTTCAGGGCGCACAACTCCTGTGGAGCTCGAGGCCCTGGTTGCAGTCGCGGTTTGCCCGCTCAGCGCGGGCTGACATTCACATCGCGTTCAGGTCCGCATTCGTTCCGTCGGTTTCCGTCTGACCGCCTCCCGAGGGAGGGGAGTCTGTCTCGTCCGCTAGGCGGGATTCGTCTCCATCTGATCCGTCTGTCTGTTCGTCTGGGTCCTCCCGAGGGAGGCCGGGGTTCGCGACCGCTTCCTCAGGAAGCAGCCTCGTCGGGAATCTCGTGGACGCTGGTGAGGACGCGTTCGGGCTGGCCGCCGTACGCGCGTCGCTCCTTTCGGTACTCGACGATCCGTCTCATCGCCTCCTGGTTGTAGAGGCGCGCCTTCTTCGCCGCGATCCTCTGCTGCTCGGTCATGACGAAGTAGTCGCCGTCGTCGAGCCGACTGAGGTTGTCGCCCGCGGTGCCGTTGGCGGCGATCACGCGACGCTTGTGGTCCTGGCGTTTCTGGAACTCGCGGAGGTTCTGCTTCGCGCTCCGGCCGATGATCACGTCCACGTCGTGGTCGACCGAGCTCGCGCCCGTGTTCTGGGGGCGAGGCCCGTCGGGTCGGTGGCCGAACTTGAACTTCGACGCGCTGAGCTGCCGAGTCGCAGGTCTGCCGCAGCGCCTGCAGGGAAGGGAGTCGCGCACCCCCTCCCGAGGCTGCATGGATCCGAACCGCAGGGCGCAGCTCGGGCACTGATACTGGAAAATCGGCAAGCGCGCGTGCTCCGTCTATATCGGGACCTACATAGGCCCATTAACGGAGCATCGGACCCGTGCCGTAGACGCCCGGGTGGCCCTCCTTGCCCACGAACCACGGATCCCATGGAGCCCGCAATCCGAGGTCGGCCATCTTGCGGAAGTTGGCCTGGATCTGGGCGATCTGCTCGTCCGTTAGGCCCGCGATCTGCTCGACGAACGGGGCCACGAGGGGAGCAGTTCCGGGCACGATGGCCTCCCCGCTGCCGGGCTCGATGGCCCGGATGCAGATGCCGAGCGGAACGTGGATCATCCAGTCGGTCTGGACCTGGATGCTGAAGCTGGCATTGTAGAACCAGTCGTCCGCCACGTCATCGTAGGTCTCCTCGGTCTCGCCTCCCATGGTCACGGCCGAGATCTCGATGCCCTGGCTCGAGAGCCTCGGCCGCGCCGTAGACCAGAGGTACAGGGAGGTCTGATCGAGAATTTCACGTTGCGAGTCCGGGTCCCGGGCGATGACGTCCACGTCGAGCGAGAGGTCCCAGCGCCCCCCGTACTCGAGGGCGGCGATGGTGCGCCTCTGCTGGACGACCACGGCGAGCCGGTCGCCGGGAGTGACGCGGCGTCCGAAGGCCAGGACGCAGCCCGGGATGGGCTCGCGCAGGGCGTACTCCTCCCGCACGACCCATGGTCCCGTGCTCTCGGCGGGACAGCGGTAGTCGGCCGAGAGGAACTCGTCGTCGGTCAGGGTGTCGATCAGCGTGACGACACCCGTCTCCGGGACGGCCGTGTAGTTCGTGCCGTCGTAGAGCCTGATGTTGCCCGGCATCCGGTAGAGTCTGAGCGTTCCGGCGAGGAACTTGCCCTCCTCGAGCTGGTACTGGGTGTCGTTGATCTTGAGGACGGTCTCGTCGATCACGTCGAGGAGCGGGTCGACGTAGAACGTCTCGTCCGTGGGGTTCCCGTTCGCGTCGCAGAAGTCGAGGTAGTAGATGCCGGGAGGCGACGGGAACATGCCGCCGTTGTCCTGGATGGCGATCATGTCCTCGCGCACCCACTCCACGGACAGGTTCGGTCTCCCCTCCACGTGCGCCAGGTAGACGTAGGAGTGGACGTACCCCTGGAAGTTGTCCGCCGCCAGCTGAACCTGGTTGCCCGAACTGTTCTTCAGGACGATGCCGTACTGCGGCCGCTCCCGGTGCGAGTACTTCCCCTGAATGTGCTCGACGATGTCCGAGTACTTGGGGTGGTACCGCCAGTAGCGCCGAAGCTCGTGGATGAACTTGCGCTGGAGCTGACCCGTCAGGAAGTAGTACATGGACCAGCCTCTTCAGCCTCGCTGATCTCGGCCAGACGCCGCTGAATCTCCTCGGGCCCCCCGGCTCCCGCGTTCAGCTCGCGAAACGCCTGGGTGCGCGCCGGGTTCTCGGGCCAGACGTTGACCAGGACGAAGACCTCTCCCTCCGGGATGAGGACGTCTACGGGCTCCTTCTCGTGTCGGACGCTGCGAGACGAGACCTGGAGAAAGCGACCCTCCCACGGAAGCGAGAGACGGTCCTCGCTGGGAGGGTGGCCCTCCACTTGCAGCCGCTCCACGAGCTCGCTGCTGACCGAGAAGGAGGGCCCGTCCTCCGTGCTCGGCCGCGCGATCCGCATGATGTCCGAGACCTGGCTCGGACTCTCGGAGACGAGTGCGAGCAGCTCGTCGGCCGCTTCTTCAAACTTCGCCTTGACGGCGCGGACGCGTTCCTCGAGGGTCACAGCGCGGGGCCTCCTGATCAAGATCCTACCGAGGGGCGCCCGATAGGAGAATCATTCGCTCGAGGTGCCCAGGGCCTCGTTCAGGACGGCAGCGATGGACTCCCGGTCGGAATCGTCGGGCCTCTCCACCGTCTCGCACAGTCCCCACCGGAAGCAGCCGCCGCCCGGCGGGACCTCGGTGAGCCTCACCCTGCGGCCGTGTCCCGTACGCGCCCAGTCCACCACGTCGTCGATCTTCGCGGGGACCGTGGAGTTGCCGCGCTCGATCACGGCCTCGAAGAAACCGGGATCCTCCTTGCCGTAGCGCCCAGGCCGCTCCCTGTTACGGCGCGTCCTGATCTTCTCGAACAGCTGCTCGAGCTCGCGCACCATCTCGATGCGCCCGGGCTCAAGCTGAGCGATGAGGCGGATCTCGTCCTTCCGCGCGAGGATGCACGGGTAGCAGCCGACGCGGTCGTGGCCCTTCCTGTAGAGGGGATTGACGGGAATGCCGTGCCTCTGGTGGATGCGGAGGACGTCGTCCGTGCGCCAGTGGTGGATGGGCAGCCACATGTAGCCGTCCCACTGCCGGTCGAGGTACCACGTCTCCCTCCGGGCCCTAGACAGGCTCTCCTCGGCCCGGACGCCCACGACGTTGACCACGTCTAGTCCCGTCTCGTCGCTCACGCGTTCGTGGTACGCCTTGATAGGGCGCAGCTTGTACTCGATGGTGCACCACCGGCCGATCCTCAGCGGCGTCCCTCCCCGGTGCAGCATCCCCCTCGGGAGCGCGCCGAACCTTCGACCGAGGCGCTTCTCGGCCTCGGCGACGAGCTCCTCGACCCACGGCTCGAGCTCGGGCGGCGTCGTCTCGACGACCTCTATCGGGATGCCGAGCTTCTGGCCGATCTCCCGGACGTAGTCGGTGGTCTGCTCGGACTCCCAGCCCGTGTCGGCGAAGACGTGCCGCGCCTCGATCTCGTGCTCTCGCAGCGCGAGGGTGGTCGCGACCGAGTCCTTGCCGCCGCTGAAGCTGACGACGGGCTGGTACTCCTCGAGCCGCTCGGGGACGCACGACAGGTCGGTCCTCGTCCCCGTCCAGAGCGACAGGCCGTCGGACCTACTCATATTCCTGGAGGGCCTGGACGAGCAGCCCCCTGGCGACGGCGTCGAGCGGCTCCTTCGCGGCCCGGACCTCGCTGACCTCGATGGGGAACTTCCGGCGCTTCTCCTCGAAGACCCGCGTGAAGAACTCGAGGAAACCCCCGGCCTTGCTCGTGCCTCCCGAGACCACGATGGGGATCGGGTGGGGCAGCGCGAAGCGACCCTTGATCTTGTCGAACTCGCTCGCGATGTGGTCGAGCACGTACTCGACGAGGGACTTGTAGTAGACGCACAGCGCCTCCTCCTCGCGTCCTCCGGGTTGCATCAGGTTGAGGCCCTTCTCCTTGAGAGTGCACATCCGAGCCCGCGTGAGGTCCGTGCTGCTGGCCGCGCCGCGATCGAGCCAGTCGCCCGCCCTGGCGACCGAGAAGCTGAGCCCCTCGACCGTGTTGATGGCGAGCGTGACGTTCGACAGGCCGCTGCCGAAGGAGATGCCGATGCCGCTGAACTGGTCCTGTGCGCACTCGGAGTAGATGATGGCCAGCGCCTCGCTCGAGGCGTGAGCCTGGTAGCCGCACTCCGTGATGATGCGTTCCAGGATGCCGCGGTGGTAGATCACGTCCCTCCCCGGCTGATCCACGGGAGGAGCAGGGACGGAGAAGTAGCAGATCTCATCCTCCTGGACCGGTTCCTTGAGGACGTGTCGGATCAGGATGGCGAGGATCTCGAGGGCCTCCATCTCCTGTGGAGAGACGACCCCGGAATGCAGCGGACGCCTCACCTCCTTTCCGAGGACGTTGGCCATCTCGTAGGCGGCGTCCCCGACGATTACCAGGTCCTCCCCCTTCTCGACGTAGTTCACGTTGGAGAGCCGGAGCATCTTCTTGTGCTCCCGGGGGAGGTCGAGGAAGGCGTCCCTGATGCGGGTCGTCACGACGCCCTCCTTGCTCCGCCTGGCCGCGACGAGGTTCATGGTCCCGCAATCTAGCCCGACGCCGTGGATCGGAGTTTCACGTTCGGTCATCGTCTCAGCTCTCCTCGCTCTCCTTCGTTTTACCCGCGTGGCGCTTCTTGAACTTTCGGAGCGCGTCGGCGGCGTCGTCGAGGTCGGCGCCCTCGTCCTGAGCACGCTCGCTCACCCTGATCCTGACCTTGGCGTCCTTGTCGACCAGGTTCTCGGGCAGGTAGAGGGGCCTGTCGGGAGACGGAGGAGCCGTCCGAGCGACCGGAAGCGCCACAGCACCCGCCAGGCGCCCCAAGACCGCCTCCAGGGCGCTTTCCAGGGCGGCCGCGTCGACCGTCGGGGGCGTCGCCTGGGCCCTTTGGGGCGTCGCCTGGGCCTCGAGCAGCCTGCTCATCTCCTCCGCGATTATCTCCCTCATGTCCCCCAGCAGGGCTCCTCGCACCTGGCGCGCGACCTCCTCGGTGTCGACCTTGGTCTCGACGACCTCCACGACCTTCTCGATGACCTTCTGGATGACCCTAGGCTCCTCGCGCTCCCGAACCTGGGGTCGAGAGCGCACGACGAACGGAGGGGGAGGACGCTTCGGCTCCCTATTCACGGGCCGCGTCCTCCGGTAGACGCGGACGTTCCCCTTGCGCTGCTCCGCGCGGAGGTCCTCGGAGTTCCCCGCGACGACCTCCGAGACCCACTGCTCCTGACCGGGCAGCATCGTGAGCCCGAGGTCTCGGATCTCGCACTTCCGACAGCAGATGATGTGGGCCTCGATCATGCAAGGGGCAGCTTCTTCAGGGTCTCGACTATCTGCTGCTGGAGCATCGTGTCCATCTCGCGCCGTGCCCGCTCATACCCCCGACGAAGGAAGTTGTTCTTGCGGAAGCCCGGATGGATCCAGGCGTCCTCGGAGCTGGCGGGGGTAGTCTTGATCAGCACTGTACCGCCCGGGCCCTTCATGGGCACGCGGGAGATCCCGGCCTGCTGCGTGAGCCAGTCCATCGGGTACGGGCGCCTGCCCTCGGTGATCTGCTCGATCTGGGGCCACGAGCAGTAGATCTCGACGGTCTTCTCCGTGGTCCTGAACTTGAACGACTTGTAGAAAGCCTCGTCGGCCGGAATCCCCTCGGGTTGTCCCGTCGGCGTCCGCGAGCCCCCCTGCTTGGCGAAGTCCTTGCGGGCCTCGTACACGATGGACTTCACGAAGAGCCTGCCGACCTTCTGCAGGAACTTCCGCGTGATGAAGTCCTCCGACGCGACGTTCGTCCAGGTCTTGCCGCGCGTCGTCCTGATCTTGATCCCGAGCATCGATCAGGTCCTCGGATCAGTACGATATGTTGGACCAGACCGGCGTCCGGCCTCTCTGCTCGCGCTCGTCAGGGACGTTCTCCTTCTCGGTCTCCATCGGAGTCTGCTGGTAGTCGGCGCCCACGGGGTGCGGACCCTCGGGCGGATACTCCGTCTCCCACGCGCCCCGCTGCAGGACGGCCGGACGCTCGCGGGTCTCGGGCCAGCACAGCTCGGTGGTGTCGAACAGGGGCACCCTGTACCGGATGTCCTGCTCGTCGAGGTACCGGATCTGGAAGTGCTGCTGGAGGACGTTGCCCCGGTTGCTCGGCTTCCGCACGGGACCGATGCTGTAGCGCTCGTTCGTCTGCTTGACGATGAAGTCTCTCTGCGTGAGCATCGGGCTCGGGCCCGTCCACACGTCCTGCATGTGTTCGAGGTAGCGCCCGTTCGGCGTCTGGCGCACGGCACGGTCGGCGTCGTCGGGGGCGACGATGGCGTCGTAGGGCCCTTCAAACCCACCGATAAAACCCGTTCCAAAACAGTTGTGGGCAACCGCCCCGTTGGCCACGTAGGAATGGTCCTCCTCGACTTCAAGATTGTAGACGGAGCCCTCGTACGGGATGTGACGAACGCTGCGGACGGGATAGAGAACGAGACGACCTGCACTGACAGCCCATCCTCCTCGGCGCCTCTCCGAAGGCACGTCGGTCATCTTCTGCATCGTACTGGCAAGCACGTGCATGTCTGTCTTGCGAACAGCCACCGTGTGCTCCGTCGTCTCGTGCGTGCCCGGACGGCCCGGATTCGCAACCCCCGTGCGATACCGAGAGTCGAACCTCGGAACTATTCCTTGTCGGAGAAGCATGACCTCCACCTGCCGCGCCATGGCGTACGAAGCGCTACTCACTCCAAGGTGCGTCCTGGACTCGTTCAGACACTGCCAGCCATCCCCGTTGAAATAGGCGCCCAGGAACTCGCGCGCCATCTCTGGACGCTGCCACGCGAGATTTCGGCTGAGTCGCTTGGCCACACTGTACTTCCCAACGTGAGCCAATATGTCCTTAGCCACGGCCTGACGACTCACGACCAAGGCGCAGCCGTTCTCGGTGTTGCTGCACGGCTGAACAGAAGAGGAGGCCCCGTACTCATCCCGCAAACATTCTTGAAGCTCGGTCACGAACGACGGAATCTCATCAACGTGGAATCCGAAGACGGTCGTCTTGTCGTCCGGGGTCGTCGACCCATCATCCTTGCGCTGCTTCTTGGCCGTGTTTCCTTCGGCCGCGTAGTACCCGAGCACACGCAGCCGGTCACGACTCATCCCGTTCGTGAAAAGTTCGTCGCTCGGCAGGCAGAACACGAGATAGTCTCCTTCGCGGACCTCGTCAGCCCTCACCCACTGGGCATGTTGCTGCACGTCTCGTTGGCAAGGATCCGCCCAAGACTTGCGGGTGCAGATGACTTTGCTCTCCGGCCCCGTGCACAAGCTCCTCTTGTTCCTGACGCAGCGCGCGTCCTCACGTCTGACAATGAGCACCGGATGATTCCCGGTCGGAGAGAACCCCACACCGTGGGTCGCTTGGATGTCGATGAGGCACTCTCGAACCGGACGGCTCATCGTCTCGTAGACGCGGCGGACTTTACCTGCGTGGGTCAGAACTTCGTCTCCGACTTGCACCTCCTCAATGGGTTTGCGGGTAAAGTCTCCCATCATGACCTCGGTGCCAAGCGGGAAGCAGGTCTCGCAGCGCGCGCTCGGGTGCTGCGCGTATTCCATGGCCCGCGGGTCGCGCCCGCAGAAGCACTGCTCGCCCGAGGTCTTCTTGACGAAGATCTTGACGCGCTCGCCGCCCTGCTCGAGCACCCAGTTGTTGCGCCTGATCGCCTCTCGCCACATGTAGTCTAGGGACTCGACCGCCCTGTGCGTCGCGGGCTCGGCGAAGTCGAGCGGCGTCTCGCGGAAGCCCGTCGGAGAGCTCGGATCGGCGGCGACCGTCGTGACCCGATACCAGATCTTCCTGTCCAGGCTCGTGCGGATCGCGTTGGCGTTGTAGCAGTAGCTGAGCGACACCGCCGTCTCGGGCCCCGTCGGCAGGGTCGGCTCGATCCAGCGCTCCGTGGCGAAGTTGTAGCCCCGCACGTTGATGAGCGTCACCTCTCCCGTCGGTCCGAACACGGCCTGGACCGGAACGATCTGCCCGTCGATCACGAGGCGCACGTCCATCGGGCTGTCGGCCGCGATGGCCTGCCCCGACTTCTTCACGATGGGGTAGCGGCTAGTCCTGAAGACCCACTTGCGGTCGTTCGACTGTTCCCCCCTCGAGAGCCAGCTCGTGTCCCAGTCGACCACCTCGTCCTCGACCAGGACGTTGTCCGTGAAGTCTCGGTAGAACAGGCCCCCGACGGGCGTCCTGTTCAGGCGCGCGTAGGGACCTCGCTCGGAGGAGTCGCTCCGGTAGACGTTCACCCCGACCACGTTGAACTTGCCGTTCTTGGCCAGGATCGCGGGATCATCCCACCGGACGTCGAGGGTTCCCGCGAACAGCGGGCTCACGACCTGGACGTTGGTCGGCGGAACCGGGCACTCGTTGGGACCAACTTCCCAACCCACGCAGCCCGGTCCGAAGGGACCCGGACTGGGCGACGGATCGGGACACGGCGGCGTGTCGGGCGGCGTGTCACCGTCGTCGCACGAGGCCGGCTCCAGGGGATTAGCCTTGCTGGCCCACGGTTCCTTGCCGCTGTTCACGCACGTCATGGACACCTATCCTGAGGGTGGTCCTGCTCCCTCCTGAGTCTGGACCGGCTCGCCGCGCTTGACCAGCCGGATGGTCCCGTCGGCGACGGCGACCCACTGCTGCCCCTCCTTGATGCCGAGGCGCTGCGAGATTCCGTTGACGAACTCCTGCTGCTTGCGCTCGAGCTCGTCCAGTCGCGCGAGGATGCGCGTCTTCAGGAACTCCTGCTCTCCGATCTTCAGCATGAGCTGCTGCTGCTCGCCGCGAATCGCCATCATGGCCGCCTGCTCCTCGGGCGTGACCTTGCCGATCACGTCTGGATCCTCGGGCGGCGTCGCGGCGCCGTCGTCGCTTGGTGGTGTCTCGGGTGGGGTGTTCATCTCGGTCTCTGACACGCCGGAACTCTACCGACCGGCGAAAATCCCTTCGTGAAAACCGTCAGGGGCCCTCCTCCTTCTTGTTCTTCTCTTCCTCCTGCTGGCGCCTGAACTCGTCGAGGATCTCGTCCAGGTCGTCCTCGACCTTATCCATCTGGACCGTCTTCTGCTCGAGCAGGTCGCGGGCTCCCTGCGCGGCGTCGGCGACGTCCCGCGCCTTCTGGACCTTCTCCAGGGCCTCCTGCTCGCGCCGCTTGAGCAGCATCTTCACGTACTTCTTCGACCAGCACTCGCCCTCGAATCGCATCTCGCCCAGGCGGCAGCCGTCCCTCCCTCGCTCGGGCCGCTTGGTCTTAGAGACACCGTCCTCCGGCGGCGAGCCAGGATCCGCGTTTTCGGGCGGAGGATCGTCCTCGACTCCGGTCTGCTCGGGAGCCTCGGACGGCGGAGCTCCGGGCACCGGAGGTGGAGGCGGTTCCTTGTGCTCGACCTCGCCCCCGCCCGCCGCGCGAGCCGGGACCGTGGCGTCCCTCGGTTCGGCGCCCTCGCAGGCAATCGCGAGCAGAAGGAGGCTACTGACCGCGGTCGCGAAGCAGCGTCTTGACCTCACTGATCTTCTCGTCGACGTTGTCGAGCTTTCCCTCGAGCCGGACCAGCGCGAGGGAGTTCGCCTGGACCACGTTCGTCACGTCGGACAGCTTGTCCAGGTCCTCCTGAAGTTCGACGATCCTCTCGTCCTGGATCGCGTTCTTCACCTCGAGCTTCACGGCCCAGATGATGACCGGGATCACGAGCATCGAGAGGACTTTCAGCGCAATGTCGAAGAACCTCATGGCGCCTTCCTTCGTCGCGATGGTCGAGCTAGAGGGCATCTGGACGCAGAACTCCTACAGAGGATCTGCTATAGAGGCGCTATCGGGACTTCTCGCAGCTCGCCAAGAGGAACCGGCGCGTCACGCGGGCGATCTTGTGGAGGTGGACCTGACTGCCCTCCTTCTTGACCCAGCCCTCCTTCGCGAGGCCGTTCACGATCTTGTTGAAGAAGCCCTCTCCCTCTCCGTGGAAAGGATAGTGCCGCTCGATGTCCCGCGCCATCGTCGCGACGTCCACCGTGGCCTCGGCCGGGAGGCTCTCGAGATACCGGATCACGAGGCTCCGGGCCTGCTTCTGGTAGTCGCCCGCGTTGTCGTTCCGCAGGTCCGTCCCGTCCGTCATGCGAGGGGTGAGGTCCCCCTGCAGGAGAGGTTTCGTCTGGGGTTCGCGGCGTGCCATCGCGGTCGACTGCCCTTTCAGGTCACGTGAGACCAACCATAGTGAAACATAGGCGCACTACCGAGCGCCGTCACGGGTTGATGGAACCTTTTCTTCATGAAAATCAGAAGTGGGTGCCGAAGAAGACGGCGTTTCTCATGGGTGCCCCCGCGAACCACGGACCATCTACAAAGTCGTCCATCTCGCCGAGCTGGAGAGTCATCGTCTGACTGCCATGTCCGATAGGACGAGTCGCCGCGATCTTGATCGCGAAGTGGTCAGAACTAGCCCCGGCGGTCCATGCGGGGTTAGTAATCGACGCCAGATGCAGACCGCTTCCAGAAAAAGCAGATTGACTTTGCGCGATGAGCTGGAGTTCCGTATCGAGAGCGCCGCTGAGCCGGGTGAATCCTCCCATGTAACCGCCTTGATTCAGAAGACCAAACGTCAGGTCAACACCGGCCGCCACACAATCAATCTGACACCGATATGTACCGGAGGTAGGCCAGGCTGCCGAAGCGGGTTCGCCAACCGGAGTTGCCGCAGCCCAAGCAAAGGCACCCTGATGACTTACGGAAGTGGTCTGATTCGCAGCCCCCGCTTCCGCCAGTCCTAACTCATTCTCATAGTTGGCCGCATAAACTGGAATCGAAAGCGCCACTGCATTGTGGTAGTACGTCCGCGTTCCCTTCGCGGCCTCATAGCGTCCCACGGCACGCTGAACTCTCACGCGACCCTGAGCATCCAGCTCGGCCGGATCAAGACCCTCCGTCCAGGTTCTCCACCCATGAACTGCTTGTTGTTTCTGGTGCCCGGCATGTGCGGCGTCCGCAACCCATAGCCCGTGCATTGGATTCGCACGCCTCGGATCGAAGTCCGCCCAGTCCCTGACGACGACTTTCGGATTCTCGCCGTACGCGGCCTCTAGGGCACCTTTAATGGCGCTTTCGGCGTAGATGACGTGGGTCTGATTCGTGTTGATCGCGCCGCCGAGTCGCGGGTCCGAGTCGGGAGCGAGATGATGGAAATAGACTTCGCGTGCCCATCGTTGGCCCACAGGCCAGTCATCTAAATCATCATTCCAAAGAACAACCCGTACGATCCCGGTCATGACGGGCTCGACCGAGTAGTGGTCGGCGCCGTCGAGGACGACGCCCTGAACACACAGGGCGTGGCACGTGAACGGATCGAGACCAGCCCACCCGGAGGAGTCGACCTCCTTCCATCCGGTTGGACTCGCCTGAGTGGGCTGGTACAGGATGCGCATCTACGCGCCAGGATACCCTACCAAGGTCCGGGCCTCGGCGAGCTTCTGTTCATACAGAGACCCCTCTCCCGCATCGAAGACGATCCAATTGGATCCGGCTCCCATGACGGACTCATGGAACACCGCATCCAGGTACGTGAAGCCGGTGGGGTTTGTCAGGTCGTTGAAGTAGCTCTTGACCCTGACACTCGGCTGAGTACCCGGTCCCTTCACGTCGCGCACCTTCATCTGGATGCCGTCGTATGCCTCCGCGACGCAGTACTGGTCGTTGCCGCTGTACTCGTCCCAGAAGGGACCGCCCTGGTCTCCGTTGATGTCGCGTTTCACGAACACGGCGACGACCTGCAGGGCGGATTTGACGAGCGCCTCCACGTTCGCGCTTCCGTTGGTCGGGTTGAAACTCACGCTCCGCTGGATCAGGTTTCCGGCGGGGTTGATAAGCACCGCATATACTTGACTATCTGCTGCCATGGTTTCCTCTCTCTCTCTCTCTCTCTCTCTCTCTTTCTCTCGTTGCTCGGGTCAGTAGTCCTAGTCCAACGATCACTGATTCTCCTCGTACGTCACCCCCGCGATGTCGTCCCAAACCGCATCCACGGCGGTATCAATCTGAACATCTGTAAGGTCGGCCTGGTCATCCACGTCACCAATTTGCGCTGCTACCGAACTGTAGAACGAGACAAGGATAGTGTGATTTCCTGACAGAACCGTCACGCCGAGTAGATGGCGCTTTGTGGCTTTTGCCTCGCCATATCCGAGCGTCTGCCGGTCCTCTGCCACAACCGCATCGGCAGCACGGAACGCGCTCATACGAACTCGACCTTGAAAGGTTGTATCTTGGGAAACGTTGAGCTGCTGCTGGAGACTCATGGCTGATCACTCCTACGCGAAGTTCAGGGACGCGACCCCGAAGTAGTTGGTGCCGTTGTAGTAGAAGGTCACGATGTCAACTGCGTTGGCTCCCACAGAAAGAGTCGGTGCCGCGCCCCCGGCCCACTTCACCGAGCCGGGCCACGTGATCGTCCGTCCCCCGGTCGCGTCCTGGAGGATGCGGAGCAGGAAGTTCCCGACCCCCGGAGGCGCCGTGATAGTCAACGACGTGATGTTTCCCGCGAGGGTGATCGCCTGCTTCTGCCCGTTCGCCCAGTCCAGCGTGTAACTCGGACCGCTCTGGGAACCGTTGGCGTATTCCGAACCGAAGTCCGCCGTCTTCACGTTGGTGAGACCACGAGTCGAGTTGACGACGACGGTACCTCCCACCAGGTAGCCGGCCGTCGCGTTCACGTTCCCCGTCACGTCGATCCCGTAATTCGGGTTCGGAGCCGAGGTCCCGACGCCGAAGCCTGCATCGCTGATGATGAAGCTGTCGCTGTCGGGACGAAGCTGTATCTTCTGCACTCCGGACGCGTCGTAGATCGAGAAATTCGGCTGACCCGTCACCGACTGCCGAAACCGGAAGACATGCTCTCCGAAGGCGTTCTTCATGTACGCGAACTCTCCGGCCTCGTTCTTCTGCTCGATCGTGAATATCGGGACCGTGTTCCCGGAGAAGCCAACGATCTTGAACGTGACAGCGGCCGCGTCAAGCTGGACAAACTGGGGCAGCGGATCGCCCTGGTGCGCGGCCACGATGCCGTCGAGGATCGTGACGTCGGGGGCCGACAGCGCCGCGTCGAACACGATGTCGCAGTTGTCGGGCGCCGAGACAGCCACGTCGATGTGGTCGAGCGTGGCCGAGGAGATGTCGGAACCCTCGATCTCCTTCGTGAGCGAGTCCGCCGCGACCTTTTGGTTCGGGAAGTCCGTCGAGATCGAGTATGTGTACGTCTGTGCCATCAGCTCACCCGCATCATCGTCACTCGGCGATCCCGTAGTATTACGGAACCCGAACCGTCGCTCACTCGGAAGAGCACGCGAATCAGATCTCCTGTCACCAGCCCGGTCAGGACTGTGTGCGTCGATATCGGGATGTTGTCTCCGCCGTTGCCCTGCGCGCGTCGAATGGAGTCCGAGATGCAGTCGGTCAGACTGTTTTTGGAAATCCCGAAGGCCATCTCGGTACTGCCCGTGCTCGAAACGGCGTTGGCATTGAGGAGCACGACGTAAGTCCCGCTCACGGGCGGGCTCACGGTAGATCCGGCGAGGCCGTCCACGAACGTGATCGAGGACGTGGAGGCGTCTCCCGAGACGAACGTCGAACCGTGGCTCGCGCTGTTTCCGGTCATCCCGTCGAGCTTCGTCTTGTCCGCCGCGCTCATGAAGCCGGCCACGCTCGTCGTGACAAGCGCGTGCAGAAAGCCGCCGCCGCGATTCCCGTGCGCGTGCTGGTGGTCGCTGCGAGAGAAGGTCGAGGCCGTTCCCTGGGCGCTGGTCGAGTCCGTGATGGCGACCGGATTGCCGGGCGTCACCGTGTGGACGTGGTCGCTCCTCGCGTAACTCGCGGCCGATCCCTCGGCGGCCGTGTTCCCGACCTGGACGGCCCCCGCCGAGGGGGCGGCCGTGGTCAGCGCATCCACACCTCCCGGGTCGTGGCGGCTGCTGTGATTGGAGACGTCGACGCCGTCCACGAGGTTGACGTTGGTGACGCTGCTTCCTCCCACGTCGAGGCTGCCCGACATGGCCCTGGATCCGTCCACGAGCAGGTACTGCTGGTGGTCGTCGGCGTCGAGGCCAGACAACAGGCCGTGGACGGTGATTCCGGTGCCTCCGGCTCCCGTTCCGGTCGGCGTGCGCTCGTCCACGACGGAGACAATTCCGTTTCCCTGCTCGACGATCAGGCGCGCGATTCGGAAGCCCGAGTGCCCCATGAAGGTCGGGGTCGTGGGAACGGTCGCCGTCTCCTCGGCTCCCGTCTGAATGTCGAACTCCTCCGTGCCGTAGATGACGTTGACGCGACCGTCCGACGTGAGGATCACCGTGTCCGACCGGAAGTATCCGGCCGTCATCGCCGTCAGGGTCCCCGAGTCGTCGTACTGCGTGATGTCCACGAGGGTCTGGCCGGAGATCTCGTTCGCTCCGTTGGTCCCGTAGAAGTACGAGAACGTCGCGTCGGCGGCCCCGGCATAGGAGATCGTCGTGAGCGCGCGGTAGTACATGCCGGAACCGACATCGACGTTCCGGTTCGTCGTGCCGACGGAGGTCGCCAGGCCACTCCTGTGCCGGATCTTCTGCGTGCTGACGAGGTACTCGTGGAGGCGGTAGTCGGGGGAGTCCACGCGATTCGTGTAGAGATGGTTGTAGCGGATCCCGCTTCCATCAGTGACGACCGCGGCCAGGCCAATGCTCTCGTCTCCGGGAGGGGAGGTGGAGACGACCAGGGCATCCGTGTTGCCGTTGTAGAAGACGTAGTTCGTGGCCGAGGCCGTGAGAGACATGCCGGACGCCGCGTCCCACGACACGTTGAAGGCGTCGTCGTTGCTCAGATTGCGCTGAATCCATCCGGTCCCAGCAGAGACGTCTACGGTCAGACCCCCCGCGTCCGTGACGACGCCCCCGCTGACGAGTCCGCTGGACTGCTGGTCGTGGAAGAACAACCCGAAATTTGCCTCTTTGCCGGAGGGGTACTCGTAGAGAACGCCACCGAGGAACGTCGTGCTGTCAACCTCGTCCTCCTGGACAAACCCGCTGAAGGTCGCTCCTGCGACAACTGATCGCTTGATGGAGTCCACCGACACACCCACGAATACCTTCGCAGTAGACGACAGCACATCGAAGTTCACTGTGTTGTCGCGAAAGCTGCTACCCGAACAGTGAACGACGGTGCCGCTTCCTCCGGCGCCCACCTGAACAGCCGTCTCGGAGTCCTTGAACACGATGCTGGTGAGGGCGACGCGGGAACCAGAGTCAGCCTGGACGGATACCTGGGTCGTGTCCTTCGCGGCGATGGCGTAGGCCCCCCCGGTCTGCGTCACCGCGCCCCCGTTCTCGACCCGAAGACCCACCTGAACGGGGTTTACGCTGTAGGCTGGCAGAATGTCCGGTGGAACCTGTATCACCATGTTCTCGCTCAACAGAAGGCCCCCGTCGACCTTGACGGCGGCATTCGTGATTGGAACGCCTGGTGCTACGATGGAGATCGTGAGATTCGCAGCAAGACACGGCACTCCACTTCCCACGAGCAACCCAACCGAACAATTGCTGAACGAACAGATTCCAATCTCCGACTGCGCGGTAACTGTCACACAAGCTCGCGTCGCGTCGGTCACCCCGGACATGTGAAGTCCGAAGAGGGATCCTCCCGACAACACGAACAGATAGTCGGTAGCGGTCACGGGCGAAACCATAACGTCCGGGACCTGCGTGGGGTGGAACGAAGATACCAACACACCCGCCGGGACGGTGATCGGGTTCACCTCGACGTAGGATCCCGGCGTCACCCAGACGAACCATGGGTTGGAGCCGCTGGCACCTTGGGCCACCACGTAGTCGACGGCATCCTTGATGGTGGTAAAATCGACGTCGCTACCTGAGATGCCTACCGTGACAACGTTATGGTAGCTCGGGTTGGAGACGTTTCTCCAGACCGCCGCCCCCGTACCCGGATCGACGAGAACCCAGTCCTTCCGCGCCGACGTATTGATCCAGTGAGAACCCTCGATGTACCCCGCGGTATCGTCGTCGTCCACCGTGGGATCGGAGGTCGCGACGTTGACCTTCACCTCACGTTTGGGAGCAGCGGGATTGAGGTAAGCCTTCGACTGTTCCGTCGTCAGCGCCACCCCGTCGACCGTCAGCGTGATGTGGCCCGCATCGACCTCGGCATACAGCTCGCGATCGTCCCGTACCTCGCTGACATAGACGTTCCCGTCCTGTCCCGTGATCGCGATGCTTCCGCTCGCGGGCACCGTGACCCCGAGCTGCACGAGCACGATCGGGGAATCCGTCTGATTGTCTAGTTGAATGACGGGAATCGCCATCAAATCCTCCACTTCACGCGGATCCACACGATCGGATCCTTCATCGCGTTGGCCCCGTCGTTACGAATTCCCAGGACGTCCCCCTGATCGAAGTCCGCGTTCAGGGTCGTGCTGTAGCCGGAGACGGCGGCCGACGCGACCGTGGCGATCGTCACGCCGTCCGCGGTCACGGCGAAGTTCGCGGCGTCCGCATCGCTCCGCGTGTAGCCCAGGCTTACGACCGTCCCGCTGAAATGGGCCGTGAAGCCGAGCGCACCAGCCATGCGAAGCCATCCCACCCTGAGGTATGTCCCGCTCGCGACGGTGCCGTTGTCCGACGCGTCGACCGTCCCCGACTCGATCGAGAGCCACTTGGTTCGGGTGCCGTCATAGCGCATCTCCATCTCGAGGGCCGTGTTGTAGTAGCGATCTCCTTGCGCTGGCGCAGGATCGGTCGGATCGGTAGCCGAGTCCGCGTAGTGCTTGGTTCCGTTGACGACGACGACGCCGTCAAAACCATCCCCGTTCCCCGTCCCCGGGCTGATGACCACGTCGCCGCCGTCCCCGCCACCCCCCGTGGAGTTTCCCGCCGTGATGGGGAGGTCGTGGCCGTCTCCGGCCGCGTTGTCCTCTCCCACGATCGAGTCCCCGTTCGAGATCTCGGCGTCCGTGCCCCCGGAGACGTTGCCCGCGGCGAGAACCTGCGCCCAGGTCGGCGTGGCGCCGGCGACGGTCAGGAGCTTCGCCCAGCCCGTGTTCGTCCCATCGGTGTTGACGTACAGCTCGCCGGTGGCGGCCAGTATGCGCTGATAGATGTCCCCCTCGTTGCCGGGCGTTCCGCCGCCCGCGTTGGGATCGGCAGTTCCTCTCTTGACATTGTCCGCGGTGAGGACGGCACCGCTCTGGAGGGTGAGGTCAACCGACAGGAACAGGTCGTCGTTGGCGACGTCGACGGTGCGGATGAGTCCCGTCGTGTCGTCGTTGAGCGTCAGATTGTCGACCTGGTTCGCCATCTGAGCGGCTTCACCTCATCCTGCTCTGTCCAGAGACCTCGACGCCCTGGACGGTTACCTCCCATCCGACAGGCTGCACCTCGCCACCGAGTCGGCGCCCGATCAGCGCGCCGAGTCGACGCCTCACGATCCGGACCATCATCCCCGTGATGTTGGCCTCCTCCTTCCTCGTGAGCTCCTTCTCGGGCTCCACCTTGAACTCGACGTTGAGCGTGACCTTCATGGTTCAAGACTCCTTAGGGCCGCACCGCGATGAACTGCGGCTGGAACACGATGAGCGGGCTCGTGTTGGCCCCGTCCGCCCCCTGGAGGATGCCGATCACGTACTGGACATTCCCGGAGGCCGTGGGGGGCGTGAGGGTGGCGACCCCCGGCGTCTGGCTCACCCACACGGGATCGCCGTTGCGGTTGGCGGCCGGAGCCGCCGCGAAGGTCACGGGGATCAGACTCCCCGGAACCGTGAACACCTTCACGGGATTCGTGTCGTTGGCCCCGATGGCGACGATCCCGATGCAGAGGCCGTCAATGGTTACGCCCGTGTTGGAGTCCGCCTTGATGCAGTCCCCCGTCGTGTCCTCAATCGTGACCACGTCGCCGGCCGTCAGGCTCTCGCCAGCCGTGAGGGTGATGCCGCCCCCCTTGCCGACGAGGTCCAGGAACTGGTTGAGTTCGACGGCCTGGTTCGCCGCCGTCGAGTCAAGGGTGATGTAGTTGTTGACTCCGTCGTCGAACACCATGGCCGAGGCATTGCCGGCCTCGAACGTCACCTGGATGTCATCGGCCGACGTGAGGGCGAGCGTTCCCGAGGTCGTGGTGCTCAGCGTCAGATTCCCGCCGTCGACCGTGAAGTTCGAGGCCACGTCGGCGTCGAAGCTGATGGCGTCCGTCGTGTCGAAGTCGACGGTGACGCCGCCCCCCACGATGAAGTCCTCCGTCCCCTGAAACGTGATGTCCCCCTCGGTGGCGCTCGTCGTGATCGTGTTCCCGGCCTCGTACGCCGACTGGAGGGTGGCGCCCGCCGCGGTCGACAGTGCCGTCCAGGCGGTTCCCGAATTCGCGGAGGTGTTCAGGTACACCTCCGCCCCGGTTCCCGTGTCCCGGAAGAACAGCGAGCCCGCCAAGCCGGTAATCACGCCGCTGGGGTCCGAGTCCCCGACGAACATCTCGATCTTGTCGCCGTTGGTTCCCGTCGTCTCCAAGGTGAAGATGGCCTCGTCCTCGTCGTTCGGTCCCGTGACGTCCACCGAACCGGCCACCCCAGCAACGTTCCCATCGCCCGGAGTCAGGATGATGGATGCCCCATTCGCCCCTCCCGCTGTCGAGGAACCGGCCGTGAAGGTAATGTCGTGACCCGAGGCGTCGGCGTCGTTCGCGGTGTTCCCGACCAGGGTCGTCCCGGCATCCAAGTCGAGCTCCTGGATCGCGCTGATGTTGATGTCCCCCGTCGTCGTCGTCGCCAGATCCAGGTTCCCGGAGTCGACGCCGATGTTCGATGTCGCGGTGCCATCGATGCTGAACCCATTCGTCCCGGTCATCTGCACGTCGAACACAGTCACGTCCGCGTCGAACTGCGTGTTCAGGTCGATGCCTCCGGTCGCCGTCACCTGGAGCAGCTGGGTGCCCGCGATCACCACGTTGCCATAGGTAGCGCTCGTCGTGATCGTGTTGCCCTGCTCGTACGCCTCCTGGAGGTCGACGATGCCCTGCTTCGTGAGCGTGCTGTAGGCGATTCCCGTCGTGGTATTGACCATCGCCGTCTGCCAGTCACCGCTCGAGTTGCCCTCAAGGACGTTCACGTTGACGACGCGGATGTCGCCGCCGGCCGTCGCGTCGGTCGCGAAGTCGTTCAGCACCCACGGGACGGTCGCACCCGTGATCCCGATGCCCTTGATCGTCAGCGTGTTTCCGACGTGGGTCCAGACCTCGAAGATCCCGTCGTTGCTCTGGTCGTTGGCGCCGGCGACCTGGATGATGTCGCCGGCCGAGAACGTGCCCGAGCCCGTGGTGACGACCGTGGGGTTGCTGACGCCGCCGTTGCCCGCCGTGAAGCCTCCGGCCGCGACGGTGTCCGCGGTGGCCGTCGGCAGGACGTTGATGACGAGGCCACCCGTCTCCGCCACCGTGGTCGTGTAGTCCGCGTTCAGGTAGAGGTGGTTGTCCCTGATGTTGACTTGCTGGGAGTGGACCGTCGTCGTGGTCCCGTTGACCGTCAGGTCTCCGTCGACCAGCATGTTGGCGCCCGAGATCAGCTCCACGTCGGTGGACAGCTGGATCGTGTCCGGGGTGCCGCCCACCTCTGGCGTGCGCGCCAACCCCGTGGTGAGATCGAGCAGGAGAAGGTTGTCGGTCTGGTTTCCGCTCATAGCACACCTCTAGGTTCGGAACGCGACGAACTGCGGACGGAACACGATCGTGGGGGTGAGCGTCACCCCGTTCGCGCCTCGCAGCGTCCCGATCGTGAAAAGTGTGTTCCCATTTGACGTGGGTGGCGTCGTGGTCGCCTGCCCCGAGGCAGAGTCCAGAAACACGATGCGCCCGTTCAGCGCCGCCCCCGGAACCACGCCGAATCGAGCGTTCGGACTCGATCCGGACTTCGTGAAGACCTCGACGAGAGAGCCGCCGAGGACGGCCTGCCTAGACACCCCGATCACCTCCCAGATGGCGCCCGCGATAGAAGAATTCGCGCGAATGACGTTCCCGGCGGAGTTGAGAGTGAGCACGTCCCCGACCTGAAGCGCCTCCCCGGCCGTGAACACCTCGAGCGCCGTGAGGTCGTTGTTGACGATCTCCTGGATGGCGTTCTGGACATCGGTCGCCGTGATCGTCGTCGTCAGGCTGTTGTCGTAGGAGATGTCCGAGCCCCGGCGACTGGCCGAGATGTGCCAGTTCGCGGTCGAGGCGTCTCCGATCAGGAGGAGCGCCTCGTTCTGCTGGTCGAGGACCTGCGTGGTCTGCCCGTCGATGGTTTCGGCCCCCGACCTGCGCACCGTGACCGCGTTGGTGCTCGCGTCGATCTTCATGACCAGCACGTCGTTCCCGAGCCGGCTCGCCGTGAGCGGCAGGTCGACGAAGACGGGCCCCGTGGACGCGTTGACGAGGACGTTGTACTCCGTGCCGACCGTGTAGGGACCCGAGGTGACGACCACGGTCGGACCCGTCGAGTCGGGGGAGTATCCGAGCTGTCCCATGAGGTAGTCGAGCTCGGGCGACCGGGTGTCGTCGGCCAGCGTGACCTCCTCGAACGGGGCCCGGAAGAGCGCCGTTCGGCTCGCGCCCGAGCCAGCCTCGACCAGGTTGTCCAGGTTGCTCGACGAGATCCCGATCCAGCGGTAGCGGAAGGTGCTCACGCGGCCACCTCCACCGTGGCCTCGGGGGCTATCGAGGCTCCCCCGGCGACGGCGATCTTCGTGACCTCGATGTCGACGAGGTCACCGGCCGCGACGACGACCGAGCTGACCGTGTTCTGGGCGTTGGCTGCCGTGCTCGCGAGTCCCACCGCCAGGGCGCTCGCCACCCCGTTGACGCGGACCGTGTAGGTGATGGTGACTCCCGTGCCGCCCGGACTGTTGTGCCGGATGTAGAGATTCCGGAGGGTCCCGGCTCGCGGGGTTCTCAGCTGTATGAGGCCCGTGCCGAGGGGGGCCAGGCGCTGCTCGTATCCGGGATCGAGGTACCTGGTCGCCGTGCTGCTGCCGACGTTCTCGTTGCCCCATTGGAGGACCGCCGTGGTGCCCGCGGCCGCCAGGGCGTTGTCGATGCCCTTGAGGTGCGAGGCGAGCTCCTCGACGCTAGTCGACCACGGCGCGACGGGGGTGCGCACGTAGTTCACCGGGACGAAGTCGATGTCGAGTTTGTCTCCGTCGACCTCGTCCGTGCCGAGATGGACGTGGGTCGGGGCGTGGAGGGCTGGGGCCGGGTTCGCGAAGCTCAGGACGCCGAGCCCGTTCGTGACGACTGCCTGCCCCGCCAGGCCGTCGGCCGAGGGCCACGTCAGGCCGTCGATGACCACGTTGTCGCCGGGTCCCGCGCCGGGATCGAGCACCAGGTCCGTCTGTCCGACGATCCGGTCCCCGGTCGAGACGACGATGTCGAAGCCGCCCGTGGAGTTCCCGTTGCCGAGGATCTGCGAGAGCGTCGCGGTGACGCTGACGGTGACAGGATTGTTGGCGCCCCCGTCCACGATGCCGACGCCGGTGCCGGGCGTCAGGACGCGCTCCTGCGTCAGCGTCGGGTTGAGCGACATCGTCACGTAGGTCGCGTCGACGGGAGCTCCGCCGCCTCCGGCGTTCGGAAACAGCTGGCCGCCGATGTATCCGTAGACGTCGGGACCCAGACCGCCCGTGTCGCCTCCGCTGTTGAACTGCGCGACGACCCGACCGCCGCCGCACTCCGAGGTGAGGCACAGGTTGACGCCCGACAGCGTCGCGGCGGCGATGTCCGGTCCCACGGAGGGGACCACGACCAGGTAGCTCCCGGCCTGCGCCCCCGCGAGGCCTGTGCCCAGCGCCACCTCCTCGATGACGTAGTCCCCGTCGAGACCTTGGAAGGCGCCCGTCAGGCCGGTGATCGTGACGGCCTCGCCCTCGAGGAAGCCGACCGAGTCGAGGTTCGTCGGAACGACGTTGTCGGGGATGACGAGCCTGAGCTCGTCGGCGACGCGCTCGGCGTTCAGGACCGCGGGTCGAAGCGCCTGTCCCGTCCCGGCGGGCCCTCCGCAGTTGCCCGCCTCCCGCATCTGAAAGATGACCTCGGCAGTGATTTCGCCGTTCGCGACGTGCTTGCAGATCGCACCCTCGTGGTAGCTGACGAAGGTGCGCGTGGAGATGGGGATGTCCACGTAGCCGCCCGGAGGCACCGGCACCGCGCGGGTCCGGTTCTTCTGGATGGTGATCTCGTCGAGGTCGTAGAGGGTCACCGACGCCGTGTTGGGGCGTCCGTCAGCGTAGACCCCGGTGTGGGTGCACCGGACGATCAGGACGGCGACGATGTTGCTCTGGGCCACTGCGAAGATCCGGGCGCGGGGCGCACCGGCCCCTGCCTACTCCGGCTTATTCAGCGATTACCGGCCGCCACGGGGCCGTCATCGCCTTTTCACGAAGGCGTCAGCGGGCTCGCCTGCGCCCGAACACCAGCGCTCGGTTCAACCTCCGGCGGCGCTGCTCGCAGCCCGAGCAGGATCGGATTCCCAGGGCAGTCGTGACCTTCTTGACGAGGTCTCCCGCGCCGAGCTGTCCCTTGATCGGGAGCGGCACGACGACCTTCGGACGCGGCACCTTGGAGACGACGGGCCTCGGACCTACCTGCCTCTTGGGCCTACTCACGGACCCCCCTCCGGGCCGCGTGCTCCAGCGCCCGTCGTCGGGAGAGGCTCAGGCACCGGGGCTTGCCGTCGAGGGGGACGCCTCGAAAGACGATGAGGTACTTTCCCGTGCGATCCGACATCGTCGGTCGGAGCTCGTACTCGTCCCACGTGTACGTGTAGGAGGTGTCTCCCTCTCGCAGGTCGACGGTCCAGTTCAAGGAGGGTTCCTACGGAGAGGATCCCATCAAGCGATCATCGAACCTCGACGAACGACGCCAGGCGCTCGCGGACGTCGTCGGGATCCTCCTTGACCTCGGACTCCCAGACGACCAGGCACTCGAGCCCGACCTCGGCGTACGCCTCGACGAGCTCCTGCTCGTGGTCGAACGGCGCCCTTCCCGTGAACATCCGCGAGTGCCAGAAGTCGCCGAACGCCTCGACGACCCTCGTCACGCCCTTCTTCGGCTTACCGGGATCGGGTCCCGGCAGGATGAAGTCGGGGTTCTTGTGGTGACCGAGTTTCGGGAGCCACCGCCAGAACCTCCGATTGCCCGTGTACACGAGCCGAGGTTCCAACTTGGCCACGCGACGCTCGAGGCCGTTCGGGCCGAACTTCGTGGACTCGCCCATCTGGTGCAGGAAGTAGGATGCGTAGTCTCGGTCGCTCTGGGGATGCGTGACGCCGTAGCGCTCGATCAGGTTCTCCTCGGAGGATGCGGGAATCTCGTACTCCGGGAACGTCTTGCCGACCTTGGCAAGACAGGTGCGGATGGTCTTCTCTCTGACCTGCGGTGCCTCTTGAGCTGTCGGGGCCCCATACCTATCCAAACAGGTGGCCACGACCTTCGCCATGATCTCCGGGCTCTGGAGCGGGTTGTCCACACCGTAGCGCTCCTGGCAGGTCTCCCGGCGCTTGTCCAAGAACTCCGCGAGCTGGAGCGGATGCGTGACCCCGTACTTCTCCACGAACCGCTCGACCTGCTGCTCCCAGAACCCTTCGACCTGCGCGTAGTAGTCCACGCCGTACTTGGCCTGCATGCCCTCGACCACGCGACGCTTGCCCTCCCCGGAGGCGAAGAAGTGCGAACCGTATCTCGCCTCCATCGTCTCGAGCTGCTTGCGTCGCACCTCGGGGTCCATCGCCGTCCACGGGACCCCGTAGCGCTCCAGGTTCGTCCGACGCTGCCGCTCGACCACCTCGGGAGAGCACGACGGCGCGGGTCCTCCGTAGCGCTCCTCGTTCGTCGCCGCGATGCGCTCGCGAATCTCGGGAGACGCCAGCGTCTCCTCGTGCCCGCACCGCTCGAGGTTGGTCGCCCTCGTCCGGGCACGGATCTCGGGAACCTGCTGAGGATTCTCGGCCCCGTGGCGCTCGCGCATCGTCTCCCGGATCTTCTCCTGGACCTCGGGTCTCGAGAACGGGTTGTCCTCACCACGCAGCACCGGGCGCTTGCCCTCGAGCGACGCCTGCAGCTCGTCGAACTTGCTGGACTCACGGGCGAACACGCTCTCGGCCCCGTACCGTTCGAGGTTCGTCCGCGCCGCCCGGGCACGGAACTCCTCCGACTGCATCGGGTTCTCCACGCCGTGACGCTCCCGCATCGTCCGAACACGACGGGCACGGGCCACCGCGTCCGCGTCCCTCGTCTGCCACACCACGCACACCTGACGATGGCGCTTCATCTGCGTCAGGCTCGTACTCTCGTGTCCGCACAGGCACGGCTCCGGGTCCTCCGTGTCGGGCCAACCCTGGCAGACGGCCTTGTGACGGCTCGTGACCTTGGTGAACACCTCGTCGCAGTGGGGACAGACCTCGTAGCGGCCCGAGGCGATCAACCCCTCTCTCCGGGCCTTTTCGCGCTCTCCCCGAGCACGCGCCAGCGCGGCGTGCCAAGCTGCGGACTGGAGGAACGAGACGGCCCCGTACCGCTCCAACATGGTCCGCCGCGTGCGTTGCCGAATCTCGGGAACCCGCTGAGGATTCTCGGCCCCGTGACGCTCGAGCATCGATGTGCGGATCTTCTCCTTCACACCTTCCGCCCTGAACACATTCTCGGCCCCGTAGCGCTCAAGGTTCGTCTCGGCCCGACGCTTCTTCACCTCCTCGGCCTGGAGGTGGTGATCGACCCCGTACTTCTCTCGGGCAGCCCGGCGCGTCTTCTCCTTGACCCCATCGCTCTGCCCTACGTTGTCCACGCCGTACTTCCGTCGGGTCGTCTCTTTCCGCTTTGCCCCCGACGAACGGGCGACGACCGGGGCTCGGGGGAACCGCTCCTCGTACCCCCTGCGCTCCATGCCGTCGTGCACGCGCTTGAGGTGGTCGCTCAGACGCTTCACGCGGACCTCTGCGCCCTCGGCGGCACAGAGCAGGCAACGGACGTAGTCCTCGTTCTCGACCTTCTCAGGAGCCCAGAGACCCCGCCGGAAGTGCCTGTCGAAGTCGAACTCTGACGGCGGCACACCGATCACCTCGTCCCACTTTGGGCAGCCGTTCGTGTGCTTGGGGACGGCCTTGGGAGACGAGAGGAGCTTCTGACACGCGGGACAGCGAATCTCGGTCACTCGTAACAATGTAACCGAGTCAGGAGGATGAAGGAAATCAAGCCGATGTGAGAAACCTCACTAAACGAACGAGCGGGGCGACAAAACCCCTCGACCCACCTGGGGGCCGAAGGACGACCTCACGCCGAATCCAAACTTCGGCTGCTGTAGACCGCGGATGAACTTCACGGTCCGCGCCTTGGCCTCGGCAGCCTTGTCGAGCTGTCCCTCGGCGTTGGACTTGAGGCTCTCGTACTTCGACGACCGCTCGAGATCGAGGCTGATTCCTCCGATGCTATACGAGTTGTGCGCCACTATTCCGTTCGCGATCACGAAATTCTCCGGTCCAGGAACCGACAGATCATACATGTGCTGCCGCGTATCAACCTCCTCGATGTGAACAACTTCCAACCCCACCACATCACCGTCTGCGACAGCGACAATCCGGTCTCCGGCCACGAGGTGGCTCGTCTGGACTTCTCTGATGCCATTTTCGGCCCGAAGGAACAAGGAGTGGTCCTCCGTCGCGATGACGTCTCCCCTCTCGGTAGCCACGCGAAAAGCCCGCTTGTGACGCACGTCGTGGCGCATCACTTTCTCCAGTGGCCGTCGAACCACGCGACCAGAGTCCGGTTCCACCGCTTCCACCGCAAGGGTGCCAGCCCTGTATGCCTCCCTGATGGCGCGACGTATGTCGTTTTCGATCACGACGGCCCTCCCATCTCATTCACGATGGTCAACAACTCCGCGACGCAACCCTGGACATCCCGGTTGATCCGGTGTTCCGGGAATCTGAGCACCGTCCACCCTCGGTTTTCCAGGTAAGTCTGCTTGGACTTGTCAATGCGACGAATCCGAGACGTCCCAGGCATCCCACAACTTTCACACCCGTGCCAGTAACAACCGTCCACTTCGACAGCGAGACGCAGACCGGGCATTGCCTCGTCGATGGAATACCAGGCGACCGGGTACTCCGTCTGGAACTCCTGCAAGCCCGCCTCCTTCATCGCCGCCTTCATCTTTCGGTGAGGCCTGCTTATCCTTTGGAGATGTCTACGGGCATGGGCGATTGAAGCCAGGGATCGCTCACGGTTCTCGGCATGCCACGAGGTCACCGTCTCTCGTAAGGTTCCCTGATTCCAGCGCGCCTGAGTGTGTGTCCTGTGCATCTCCCTCATCTCGGGAGACTGGTTCAGAGATTTTAGATGCACGGTGGCACGGTCTCGGTACCCCTTCTCGTGCATACGCTTCGACGCTTCGGAGATGACGCGCCTCGTCTCCTCTCCGACCTTGGTCGTGAATCTAGCCTTCAGTTTCTCGCTTTGCGCCGCGCGCTGTACCGGAGTCTTGCACCGCCTCCTAGCCGTCCAACGAGCCATAAGAAACGCGTCCGGGTACTTTTCACGATATTCTTGAAGGGAAACGCCAGCACAAGACCGTAGGTGTTTGGTCGAGATCTGTGCCTGACGGGAACCACAACACCGACACACGACATAGTGCTCACCCTCAAGGAGACTGTCTAAGCTCGCCTTCGGGACGAAGACGGTTTTCCGTTTTCCTGGGCGCACAACGACCTTTACGATGCCGGTCTCGATCAACGCGTCGAACGTCTTCGCGTTGAAGCCGTACTCTTGAAGAACCTGTCGCTTAGTCAGCATCCTCTACACAGATCTCGTAGAGTTCGGAAATCGGAAGCTCACACGTGCCCCCCTCCGGCAAGTGTACGCGTACGAGAGTCTCGCCGTCCACGGAGAATTCGTCGGCGACCCAATTCGCCGCCAACGCGAACATGGCGTGGACGATGGCCCCCCAGATGATGAAGGTGCGCCAGTTGGGCTTGCGCGCACACAGCATGTCGAGGGTGCTGATCTCGGCCGTCTCGGGCGGAAGAGAGTTGAACCAGTCGAGGGACATCTCAAGGAAGACCACGATCTCGTGGTCCTCCCAGATGTAGCCGAAGACCCGGTTGTACTTCTTGACGACTCCCTCCTGCTCGGGGGGCCGGAAGTGGTAGTTGCGGTCCGGGTTCGCGTCTCGGACGGCGTACCTGAACTTGTCCACCAGGCTCGCCACGCAGGCCGAGAAGAGCGGCTGCCCGTCCGTGCAGGCGGAGGGATCGCTCACCCCGAACTCCTGCACGACCTCCTGGATCTCGTCCGCGAGGGTCCTCCTGAAGCTCCAGCGTATCCGGTAGTCACCGGGAGAGGCCCCGGGAGGGACGAGAACGGCAGCGTAGTACTCCCCGACGGCCGGGTTCACGGGAGTTCGCTCGAGCGGGGGGATCAGCACCTCGACGCCCGGCGGACCCGAGCTCTTGTCCACGAAGTAGATGGCGAAGCTGATCTCGGCGGCGTTCACCGGAACGCCGAACTCGTCCACGAGGAAGATGGAGAGGTCGTTCCGGCCGAGCTCCTGGCCGACGTTGAACGAGACCGACACGGGCTACAACCTCACGTCTCTGAGGTCGAACACGGCGGAGGGGTCGCGCTCGTCGATCTCGGCGCCGCCCTCGACGTCCTTGACGACGACCCCTTCCCGCTCCTTCGAGGCCTCGGTCTCGACCTTCACGGTGACCTCGACCTCCCGCTTCTCGGGCTCCTCCTCGACCTCCTCCTCTTCCTTCCTCTCGAGGGCCGCCTTGACGCCGCGGAGCCACTCGTCCATGACGATCACGAGGTCGGCGAGGAACTGCTGGTCGGACTGGTCGATGCCCTTGTAGCTGACGAGGCGCGTGTAGATCTCGTTCTTGTAGCTGAACGCGGCCTCGATGGAGCGCTTGGTCGAGGCGCACAGGTCCTCCGCGCTCTCCGCCGAGATCACACTCTCCTCGATCTGGGGCAGGATCTCCTTCTCTATCGCCCGACGGGCCATGGGGGAGACGGCGGTGAGACCCTGCTTTCGTCGCTCGGCGGCGACGTGCTGCTGGACCTCGTCGTTGCCGTCGATCAGCTGCTCAAGGCGCACGGGCACCGTCTCCTCTGTCGTCGTGGGTCAGGGCCTTCATGACCTTGATCTCGTCCGCGTACGTCAGGGCCGGCACCTTGCTCGAGCGGTTGTAGTACTGCTGCTTGAGGTCGCGGAGGCCCTCTCCGTCCTCGAACAGGAAGAAGACGCGGCCGCCTTCTCTCTTGGTGCCAAGCAGGTTCACTCCCGCCACCTTCAGGTACGCGGCGTAGTACAGGTCGCTCGTCCTGTACCCGTTGCCCTTCTCGTCTGGTCTGTCCGTCATGATTCCATCTCCTATGTCTGGTTTGGCCGTCCCCGAGAGGGGGAGGAGAAGGACGCCGACCCGCACGTGGCCGGCGTCCCGAAGACCTACGGCACGACGATGGTGCCGGTGGCGGAGTAGGTCGTGATCGCCGCTCCCGTGACTCCGCCGTAGGTGAAGTTCGGGCCTTCCATCAGCGAGATGTTCCCGTTCCAGCTCGAGAGCAGGAAGTACCCGGTGTCGTAGAGCTGCTTGTAGACGCCCGGCACGAAGGCGCCCACGCGACCGGCGAAGTTTCCGGCCCCGTCCGAGATCGCGGTGCCACTCGTGATCTCGTACCCGGCACCCGCCATGACGCTCAGGAGCTCCGTGAGGACGCCCGTCGAGCCACCACCGGTCAGGGAGGTGCCCGCGACGACGGCCGCCAGGACGGCGTCCACGGCCGCCAGATTGAGAACGGTTCCCGCCTGGGCGATGGCGACCAGACCCGCGGCGGCCGCGGCGGCCTGGGCCCCCGTGAACGGGGGACTCCCCGCACCGGCGGTGGTGTCGATGTTGCCGATCAGGTAGGCCGCGACTCCGGTCAGATCCGCCGTCGCGGCGACCGGCGGACCCGCGGCCACGCTGCCCGCGATGACCGGCGTCGGGATGTTGTGAACGTATCCCGTCTGGCCGAGGCCCGGCGGGTAGATGTAGTTCTTGCTCGACGTGTTGGGCCAGAGGTCCACCACCTGGAGTACCCCGTCGGGGATGTCCGTGCGGCGCATGATGAGGAAAACTTCAGCCATTTCCTGATCTCCTTACGGGGTGTACAGGGTTCCGTCGTCGTTGTAGACGACCACGGCCTCTCCGTTCGGGTTGCCCGCGACGCCGCGGTAGATGAAGCCGTTGTCGCGGAATTGGGCAAGCTGGCCGACGACGAACGAGAGCGGAAGGCCGTCGTTCGCGAACAGGTTGCGATAGCTCCCGGCCACGAAGCCCGGGCCGCCCGTGGTGCCGACGGGGGGCTGCACGTCGAACGTGGTCCCGTCCGCGTCGATCTGCACGTCCTTGGGACAGACGTAGCGACGACCTGCCAGGATGTCGAGCACCTCGGGCAGCTGTGCCGCCGTGATGGCGCCCGCCGCCATCGCGCCGTTGATGGCCGCCAGGTTGAGGACTCCCGCGCCGGCCGTGAGGTTTCCGTACGCGTACAGGGCCAGGATGGCCGCCGAGCTCGTGTTGATCTCCGCGGCCGTGAGCGAGTCGGCGTCCGCGCCCCCGGCCAGGAACCCGCCCGGAGGCACCATCGCGATCTCGCCGGGGAACGGAGACACGTCCGTGAAGTCGATGGCGTTGCCGGCGGTGCCGACGGCCACGGCCTGAACCAGGACGTCGCCGGGTGCGGGCACGTCCGGCGTGGCGACGACGATGCCGTTCAGCCCGTTGACGACGTCGTTGATCCGCGTGGCGATGTCCCAGCTCATGGTGCCGGGACCGGGCCCTAGCGGAAGCGTGGCGTCGAACACCCCCGGGATTCCGGGGGGGATGGGACCGGCCGTCGCCACGAAGATGACCCCGTTGATCGTGAAGTACGGGGCGCCGATTCCGGTCAGCGGCGTGAGCGTCGGAGTCATCACCCCCTGAGCCTGGACGCCGGTCCCGTCGTTCACGTTGGTCCCGAGCCACGCGCCGAGCCCCCTCGCCTGCCAGCGGAGCAGGATCGGGGTCCCGCCGCCGCCCGGCTGGTACAGCACCACGGTGTCGTTCTGGACCGCGTTGACGTAACCCGTCTGACCCACGGGCTCCAGCGTGAGGTTCCGCTGCGAGGTGTTGGGCTCGAGGTCGGTGACCTGGAGCGTCCCGTCGGGAATGTCGTTCCGCTTCATGATGATGTACGGCATCTTCAGACCTCCTTACAGGATGGCGCCCGTGTTGCTGTAGACCGTGATGGCGGGGCCAAGCACGCCGGCGTACTCGAAGTTCGCCTGCTTGTACCTGAACAGGTCCCCCGCGCCGTTCGAGACGTTGAAGGCGCCCGTCTGTCGAACGAACTTGACTCCGGGCGTCGTCACGAACGAACCCATGCGGGTCGCGTTGAAGAGGTTGGCCGCCGTCTCGACCTCGCTGCCCGCCGGAAGGTCGTACACCGCGCCGGAGAGCAGGCTCAGCAACTCCACGAGGAGACCGGTCGAGTTGCCAGCCGTGAGGCCCGTGCCGGCCCCTGCACCGGCGGCGACGAGCTCCGCGTCGACGTCGGCCGTCTGAACCGTGAGGGCCGCCTGCGCCCGGACTATGATCGCCGCCGACGCGGTGTTGGCGACCGCTGCCGTGATGGCCGTCCCGGCGCTGTCCTCCACGTTGTCGATCAGGTAGCCTGCGAGCCCGCAGACGTCGCGCAGGATGAGGATCGGTCCCGCGCCGACCGTGACGACGGTCTCGTTCGCGGGGATGTTTCGGACGTACCCACTCTGGCCCGGGGGATCTAGCGTGTAGTTACGCTGCGAGTCGTTCGGCTTGAGGTCGTCGACCTGCAGGACCCCGTTCGGGATGTCGCTCCTCCGCATGATGATGAATGGCATCGTGAAACTCCTCCGTTGCCGGACTGAGGGCAGAAGGCTGTCCCTTCCTGTATTGAAGGGGCCTATAAACGGATAACCGATAGCGCGGCGCTAGCGCATCCCGGTCACGGTGGAGATCAGGAGCGAGAAGTCGGGATTCCCGCCGGTCGAGCAGATGACCATCTCGTCCTTCATGCCGCTCGCGTGCGAGATGTTGGTCCCGGCGTCGATCTGCATGAGGGGTTGGTCTAGGGCGGCGGCGAAGTACAGCGGGAATGCCGCGTCGTGGTTCGTGATGACCATGGCGTCCGCGAACGCGGGAACCCCGAACACCATCGCCTGAGGTGGCGCAGGGGACCCGGGAGCTGCCCCGGGCAGGTCGGGCGCTCTCCCGTGCAGGGTCAGCGCCGGACGCGGCACGGAGAAGAACTCAGGGTCCTGGACGATGTCGATGATCGACTGGTTCGTGTTGTCCGCGGGCGCACCGGGAAAGGCCGGACTGGCCACCGTCCGGATCTGCGTTCGAACGAACCACAGCCCGCTGTCCGGGGGAACCTGCGCGCTCAGACCGAAGAACTCGTTGGGATCGAAGATGGCCCGCGTCTGCCCTCGAGTCGTGTCCCCGGAGATGCCCGTCCTTCGCTGACGAATCGCCTTGGAGATGAACGTGCAGTCTCGGTCCACGTCGAAGAGCGCCGTCGTGCCTGCCAGGGCGAGCGGCAACCCGTTGAACGGCCCGTAAGCTTCGTTGAGGCTGTTCGCGACCCGGACCCGGTAGCCGAGGATGTTGGGGTCGTTGATGTACTGGAGGAGCATGAAGCCCTTGGACCTGTCCAGCACGTTCGGGGTGGGAATCGGAAAACTCATGCCGAGCCAGCCTTTAGCGCATCCCCGTGACGGTGGAGAGCAGCACCGAGAACTGTGGGTTGGCGCCCGCGGCACAGATCACGATCTCGTCCTTCATGCCGCTCGCGTGCGAGATGTTGGTCCCGGCGTCGATCTGCATGAGAGGTTGATCCAGGGCGGCGCCGAAGTAGAGAGGAGCTGCTCCGTGGTTGGTGACGACCATGGCGTCCGCGAACGCCGGGACTCCGAACACCATCGCCTGAGGCGGGGCCGGGAGGCCCGGAACGGCCCCGATGGCGGGCGCGGTTCCGTAGAGCGTCAGGGCCGGTCGGGGCACGGAGAAGAACTCGGGGTCCTGCACGATGCTGATGATCGACTGGTTCGTGTTGTCCGCTCCCACGGGAAACGTGGGGGACGCCACCGTCCGGATCTGCGTTCGAACGAACCACAGGCTGCTGTCGGGGGGCACCACCGGACTCGCGCCGAAGAACTCGCCGGGATCGAAGACCATGCGAGTCTGGCCTCGAACCGAGTCGCCCGACAGCGCCGTCCGGCGCATGCGAATTGTCTTCGTCACGTGGACGGTTCCGCGGTTCGCGTCCAGGGCCGTCAGGGCGAACGTCCCCGCACCGCCCACGCCGTTCGCGGCCCCGTAGGCGTTGTCCAGGTTATCGGCCACCCTGAGCCGGTATCCGAGGATGTTGGGATCGTTGACGTACTGGAGCACCGCGTGTCCCGCGGACCGGTCCAGGACGTTGGGGGTGGGGATCGGGAAGCTCATGCGGACTTACCCTCCTGACGGGCGAGCCGCTCGTACCCGCTCGTGTCCTTGCCCTTCTCCTTGGCGAGCTTGGCGGCGTCTGCCCAGGACTTCGTGCGTTCGCCTCCCACGTTGGGCTGGAGCGACGGCAGCATGCCGTCTCCCCTCATCTCACGCTCCTTGGCCGCCAGGCGCTCGTTCTTCTTCTGCATCTGGCCCCGGATGCGCTCGTTCTTGCTCGCCCACCCGTCGCCCGCGAGGATGAAGCCCGGGAATCGACCCCCGATCACGCGAGGCGCCATCGCTCCGCAGAGGGGGCACGGCTGAGGGTCCTGGTACTGGGCCAGCCTCGCCATCTCGTCGAAGTCGCGGTCGCAGGATTCGCAGTGGTAGCTGTAGAGCGGCATCCCTAGGTCTCCTTCCGGCCAAGATACCGGGCAGCCACCCGGCGTCCGAGCTCGCGCTCGACCGTCGTCCGCGCCACGCGCACCGCTGAGTCGTCGCTCACGGGTTCGACCTCTACTGCGTCCTCCCCATCGAAGGAAAACCGGATTCCCAGCTTCCTGAGCGGGCTCTTCTCGGGTCGCACGAAGAAGTCCAGCGACTTCTGGAGGACGGCGTAGGCATGCTTGCAGAGGGGGCGCCAGTGGGCGGGATCTCGGACGCGGGGATAGGTGGCCGTCCCCGGCGCGGTGCCGCTCTGGTAGTCGTTCCGCGTCGCCCAGTGCGCCGGGCCCCACCATCGCCAGTAGGGGCACGAGCAGGAGATCCTGAGGTTGAGCTTGGGGAGCTTCTCGGCCCGGCCCCGCTTGAACGCCTGGACCTTCACAGTGTGGTCCCCGACCTTCCAGTGCCAGATCCAGTTCTTCGTGTCCGTCCGCGCGAGCCTCGGCACGTAGTCCTGTGCCCGCATCTTGATCTTCGAGTCCACGCGCTTGAGGATCTCGGGCAGCGTGTAGGCGACCTTCACCTCGAAGTTGTCGTTGCGCAGGTACCTGTCCTGGCGCGGATCGGGCTCGGCCTGGGTCCGGTTCACGAGCTCCGTGTAGTAGGACATCGGGATGACCCTCCCCGAGCCGTCCGTGGGGTTGTTGATGTCCGTGATGGGGTAGTCGAGCCCGCCCGGGGCTGGGGGCTCGACCTCCCACTTCAGGCCGCGCTGCGGCTTGGCCGGAAGGTCTGGGGCGCGCAGGGACTCCCCCCTCTGCTTGGAGGGGTCGTCGCGCGGCACGCTTCCGGGACTCTGGTAGTTCTGGTCGAGCTGCTCGGGAGGCTTCGTCTTCTTGACGTGCGTGTTCCAGTTGACGGGCCAGTTCGCCGCGTCGAGCTCGAGGCCGAGGATCGCGACGGCGTCGGCTAGGGCCTCGAGGCTGGCACTCCGACGCCTCTCCTCGCGCTCCTTCTCCTCCCCCTGCTCGCGGCGCCACTCTCGGCTGCGCTCGGCCGGCGTCGTTACCCCGATGCCCCTGCGCTCGTACCTGTGCGGGTACATGCGCCTGTACTTCCGCTTGAGCTTTTCCGCCGGGAGTCGCTTCCCGCGCGTCCGATACTCCTTGCGTTCCTCCCTCTTCTTCTTCTCGCGCTCTCGCATGTACCGGCGCCGCGAGTAGGTCTTCGCGGTACCTCCCTGGTTCTTCTGGTGCTGCGTGGGGAAGGGTCCCGCCCCCTCGACCTCGAGCTGGTCATCGGTCGGCTCCTCCTCGTACGGGTCGTCTGTCTCGGCCGCCAGGTTCTCGTGGCGTCGTGTGGGGAAGTAATAGTCGAACTTCGTCGGGTGGCCGTAGTCCTCGCCGGGTACGGAGAGGGTGCGGTAGGGCACCTTGCGCGGCTTGTTGTAATAGGTAGGACCTATCCTCTTGTCGCGGAGGCGGTCGTGATCCGAGGGCAGCGGGAGGGCGCGCTCCTTCTCGCGCGGCCTCGGAGCCTCGACGGGCCACATGGCGTCCAGCCTGTCCTGGCCCGGGTCGGGCGGTGCGGACTCCGTCTGCGAGGGCAGGATCCCCTTCTCGGAGTCCTCGTCCACCAGCGTCTTGTAGCCGGGCACATCCTGCCACCGGGGACGGTAGGCCGTCCTGAGCTCGGCCAGCACGCGCCGCATCTCCTCGACCGCGGCCTGCTTCTTCTTTGGTGGTTTGAAGTCCTTGAGCAGCCGGATGACCTTATCGTGGATGTCGTGGTCCGTGAGGAGGCTGTCGCGGCCCCTGATGCGCTCGCCGGTCTCGGGATGATAGACCTCGACGTCCAGCCCGTCCTTGTACGCCTTGGAGACCTGCGCCACGTACCAGCGGCCCTTGTGATCGTAGCCGAGCCAGTCGCCCTCCTCGGCTCCCATGGCGTCGGAGATGACGGGTCCCTTGACCTCCTTCGGGCGCTTCTTGGGCCCCTTCTGCATGCCCTTGGGAAACTCGTAGTCCGACAGGTGGCACACCTTCATCTTCTCGAGCAGGGTGTCGCGAAGGGTGCGGGTGCGCTTCTCCAGGGGCCGTCCTGTCTCGGGGTGCAGGACCTCGAACGTCGCGTGGGACTTCCCCTTGCGCCCGACGACGCGCCCCACGTACCAGGTGTCGTCAGTGGCCTTCCACCCGAACAGGTCTCCCTTGTTCAGCTCCTTGACCTCGCCGACGGGAGGTCCCTCGAACCCAGCTGGAAGTCCTTTGGGCGGCTTCTTGGAGGGCTTCCACTTGCCGCCCGCGGGACCGCCGTGAACGGAGGGGAACATGAGACCCTGCTGCTGTCCCAATCCGTACTGCTCGGCCAAGCCGGTCCAGGTGAGTCCGGGAGGGCGGTGCTTCGCGAGTTCCTTCGCCCGCTCGATCTGCTTCTTGCGACGCTCCTCCTCCTCCTTGTCGATGCGGTCCCACTCCTCGGCCGTGCGGACGACGGCGGGGATCTGCTCCCACTGAGATAGGCGTGCGTTCGTGTACGTCGAGTTCCCGTCCCGGACGGTGTAGGTGCCGTCTCCGTTGTCGACGAGCGAGATGGGCTTGCGCTTCTGGAACTTGCCCTCCTCGGCGCTCGCCATCAAGTTGTTCGCGCTCATCACGCCCTTGAGGCGGATCTTCGCCGGCTTGATCTTGCTGAGGTCGACGAGCTCGGCCTCCTTGTCCTGCCGGAAGAACTTCTTCGGATCCTCGGGCAGACGCTTGAGGGACTTCAGGATCTTGCGGACGTTCTCCTTCCACGGGTCGTCGGGCTTGTGCTCGTCGTCGACCTCGTGCACGTCGTGCTTGTCGAGGTCGTAGGAGCGCCAGCTGTCGTACCGTGTCTCCTCGAGCACCTCGCCGGTCTTCGGGTCGACGTCGATGGTGAAGAACACGTCGGGTTTGGCCTCGATCACGCGGGCGTGGACCACGTCGCCGTCCCAGTGGAACGCGATCACGTCCCCCTCCTTAGCGTCCTTCACCGCCTTCAGGGGCTCGCCAGTCTCGCCCATGCGCTCGACGGCCTTCTTCCGCGCCTTCTCGCGTCGCTTCCTCTCCTCCTCCTGCTCCTTCCGCTTCTCCTCGAGCTCGGCCTTCTCCTCGGGAGTGAGCGGCTTCGGCTTGTGCTTCGGCATCGGGCCCGAGTAGACGTCCTCGTAGCCGCCCCACCCCTGCGGGTAGCCATAGTCCGCGTAGCCGCTCCACGCCTGCGGATGCTCCTCGATAGGGACGAGCCTCACGTTCGAGTCCTTGAGACTCTTCGGACCGAACATGTGCATCTTCTTGTCGGTCCGCTTGCCCGTCTTCGGATCGATCCGCGCGACCCAGATCCCGGTCGCCTTCTTGGCCTTCTCATGCGGCAGATCTATCCGCATGACCCGACCCATGTACGTCTTGTCCCCCTCCCGGTAGGCCACGACGTCGTCCTCGAACACATCATCGAGTTCAAGGCGGTCCCACCGGTCGTCGATCTTGAACGGCGGGGGTTCGGGCCTTGGAGGAGGCTTCTTCTTCTCGGACTCGGGGACCTTCCCCTCCGGGAGCTTCTGGATCTCGAACGCCTCCACCGCGTCCTGCGTCACGTTGAACGTCTTGCCGCTCGGCTTGCCCGTCTTCGGGTCCACTCGGCGCACGAACGCGCTCGAGGCTCCCGTCTGCGTCACGACGGCGTCGACGGTCTGGGTTGGTCCCAGCACCCGGATCCGGTCGCCGACGCCGAGGCTCGTCACGTCGTCGACTTTCGTGCCCTGCTTCGGCGCGTCGGCGATCCCCTGCCTGTACGCCTTCCAGGCCTCGTAGATCCGATGCTGCTCCGCCATGGGGAGCGACGTGTAGAGCACCATGTTCCCCGTCTCAGGGTGCCTGAAGCGCTTCCCCTCGACGGCCTTTCCGAACTCGGACAGCGCCAGTCGGATCCCGAAGTCGGGCACGTCACCCCCTCCCGAGACTGCGACGGGCCACGCGGCGCGCGAGGTGGCGCTCAAGGACTTTCCGCGGAGAGCCGCGCCTCATCGGCACTCCGAACGCCCTGGCCCCTTGAACCGTCTCGTCCACGAGGTTGCGGTTCGAGATCGGCAGGCGGTCTTTGAGGTGGTCCTTGCCCATAATGGACAACGCGTAACTCGTCTGGTCGAGCTCCTTCTCGAGGTTCTCGAGGCGCCGGGGCACGTCCACGATCAGGTCCCCGGCAAGACGGTACAGGTGCTCCTTCTCGGGGCTCGCCTCCACGAGCTTCAGGACCTTGTTGATCATCTGGTGAAGACGGTGCGCCTCGACCCTGGCGGCGCTCACGCCCCCGGAGATCAGGGCCCATCCGGCCTGGCTGCCTGCGTTACGTGAAAAAGACACGGCGGGGGCTCTCACAAGAAGAGCCCTCATCGGCCGAAAACCGAGGTCAGGCCTTCGCGGCCGCCTCCTTGCCCTTCACGTTCTTCTTGGCCTTCTTGGCCTTTTTTCCCGACAGCTCGTCCGCCAGGGCCTTCTTGATCGCCTCGCGTCCGTGCTCGGTCTCCACCGCCAGGATGCCCTTCACGTACATCGGGTTCTTGACGTGTTTCATCGCGTCCTCGACGCGCTGCGCGAGAGGGCGGTCCCTATTCCACTCGAACTCGGGAAGCATCATCTTGACGGCCACGTAGGCCGCGTCCGCCCTCGGCTCGGGCTCGGCTCCCCTCGCGGCATCCGGCAGCAGGTCGGTCAAGTCGTCGCCCGCGCGAGGCTCCTGCACGTCCCCGGTCGCCACCGCGCCGCCCTTCTCGGAGGTGGCCGCCACCTCCTGGTCCCTGTCAACCGCAAACTTCTCGACCTGGACCCGTCTGCCCTCGGCCGTGCGCTGGATCGCCGTGCTCGAGGTGTTCGCGTCGGTGGCCGTGAAACTCTGCTGCGTGGGCGACAGCACGCGACCCACCGCGACGCCGTCCTGCGACTCCGCGGTCGCGACCTTCTTCCGGCCTCCGACCTCCACCTCCCCCATCCTGATCGAGTCGGTGCCGCTCGGACGAACCTCGGCACTCTCGTCGAGCCGCACGGGAGCTGCGCTTCCCGAGAGCGCGATCTGTCCGACCTCGCGCTGCTCGTCCACGACGACGGCCCCCGCGCCTCCGATCCTCGGCCTGGGACTCGGAGCCTTGCGCTCGGGCGCGGCAGGGGCCACGTCGAGGGTGATCTCCTGCTCGCGCTCCACGACGAGCTCGTTGCGCCTGCTGACGCTCCCGACGACGTCGCCCGCGTTCTCGCTCGGATCCTCGCGCACTATGGGCATCTCCAGCCGGTCATCGTCCCTCTCCACCGGGAGCGACCTGGCGGACCTCGACGGAGAGTCCTCCACGGAGTTCAGCATAGCCAGGATGTCCGCCTCGTCCCTGGCGCGCTCCTTCTCCTCGCGATCTCGCTGAGCCTCCTCCTGCGCCTCGTTCTCCGCCATCATCTCCCGGAGCATGAGCTCCGCCTCGATGGCGCCCTCGAGCGTCTCGACGAAGTCGTTGACGTCGGGGTCCCCGCTGTCCCAACCCGGCGTTCGGGCCATCGCGTCCTTGGCCGCCTGGCTCTCGAGGGGCACGCGTCGGGTGGCCTCGCGGTTCGTGCGCTCGCGGCTCTCACGACGTTCCTCGACGCTGCCGACCTCGCGCTCCTCGGCGTCGGTCGTCTCGATGGTCGTCTTGACGGGACGCTCCTGACCTCGCGTCTCGGTGGCGCTGACCCTCACGCCCGCCGCCTTCGGGCGGTAGCCCGTGGTCCCCTTTCCGATGGGCACGAACCATCCCTCGACTATCGCGGTGCGCAGCTGCGGAACGTCGGTGAACTCGCGGCCGTCCTTGAGGACCACGGTCGTGCCGTCGTACTGAACGACTTCTCCCTTGCGCGGACTGTAGCCGCCCGCGCCTGAGTCGATGAAACCGAAGGAGATCCCGTCGACGACGGCCTCGTACTTGCGAAATTCGTTGACTTGAAAGTCGATCTCGGACATGAGGTCGAGTCCCGGTTGGTGAAAACCGATTCGGCTCCACCTTACCGGCGTCGCGGACCCGCGTCTCAGTTGAGTGGCCGCACGTCCCGGAAGACGATGTCTCCGGCGGCCGGTGCGCGGTCGTCGTCGCCGTCAAACTCAAGTATCGCGTCGCCGAGGCTCTGCCTTATAGGCTCAAGAAAGTCCCGCCGCACGCGAATGCGGGCGACCACCCTCGCGGCGTCCTCGGCCGCGGAGTAGATCATGAAGTCGAGGAGGCAGTCGGGTCCGACCTCCTCGACCACCCGAAAGGCGTTCGCGAACTGACCGAACTTGACGGCCGACTCGACGCTCACGCTAGTTATGCGGGCTGACTCTGGCATGACAGCGTTTCTCAGGTCCCTGCTAAGTAGGTGGTCTTTATAAGGAATTCACCGACGCTCCCGCAGAAAAGCGTGAATTTCAGGGGAGTTGCGGAACCACTCGGCCTCCATCCGCAGGTGGGCGAAGCGGGCGTGCATCGCCGCCTCGTCCTCCATCGTACCGGGCACGGCCCCGAGCAGAACCAGGGCGTGGGCGTTGGCCGTCTGCAGCTCCGCGACGCGTCGCACGACGTCCCGCGACCAGCCGATCTTGATCGGGCCGTCGTCGCCCGACTGCACGAAGTACACGAGGCCACACAGCTCCGACTGAGGAACGTGCTCGACCTTGTATCGAACCTCGCGGGCACGCACGCGACCGTGTATCGCGAGACACTGCCAGAGTCCAGTCGAGAGCACGGCGTAGACGGGCTCCTCCTGTCCCGGGACGAAGGCGTAACGGACCTTTCCGTCCCCATCGTCCAGCCTGGCATAGTCCTCGCGCAACATGGCGTCCTCCGACGGGGACAGCACGCGGACGTGGTGTGTAGGCTCGAACGCGTCGACCTCGGCGTCTCGGTAGCGCTCCTCGAGGTCCGCGCGCGTGACGATCTGGCCGCGAGCCACGCGGGACACCCTACCTGCCGTCGAGGGCCCAGACCTCCACGGCCCGCGACACGGCGCACTCGCGCGGCATAAGGCCTAGCTCGTACTCGTCGTAGAGGTTGTCGGCCCTCCGAGCCGCCCGGGCCTGGATCTGCTCCTCGGTCGCTCCGAACAGGCGCGCGACCCTGTCGCTCTCTCTGTAGGCCGCGACCTCGAGCGCCCACCTACCCTCCGCGAAGGCGTACACGACGATGAAGTCCTCGACGCCGAACCTGTCGTACTGCTGCACGTGGGCACGCTCGTGCCAGAGGATCTCGGCCTTCTCGGCCTCCTCCATGTCGGGGAAGCTGACCGAGACGAAAATCGTGTCGGGGAAGGTCGTCGTGAACTTCGACCAGTCCTCCATCCCCTGGGCCTTCGGCTCGATGCTGATGCCCAGGTCCGCGAGCTCCTGCTCGACCAGGAGGAGGGCCTCGTGCGGATCGCTCGGGATCTCCCCCGGCTCCGAGAGGTCCTCGGTGCTCGCGGCGAGGTCGTGGTAAAACGAGTGGGACGGGACGCACTCCTCGTACGTCGGAGGACGCGGGACCCGGCCGGCGAGGCCCGGACAGCCGAGGACGGCGAGCGTCACGAGGGGAAGCAGGTACCTCTTCGCCATGAGCGCAGCTCCTTCTCCCAGGGGCCCGGTATAGAGGCGACAGCGCCGTGTGGTGGGTCTACGTCATCGAGAGCCAGGAGCCGAGATTCACGAAGCGGGGATGCCGCCTCCCGGGCTTCCACTACGTGGGCTCGACCACCGACCCCTCAAGACGCCTGCGCCAGCACAACGGCCTCGAGCCCAACGGAGGACGCTACACCGCGCGGCACCGGCCGTGGCGGATGAAGGCCATTTTCGGGCCTTACACCAACCGGTCCGAGGCACAGAAAGCGGAAAGGGATTTGAAACAAAGAAAACGAGGAGAGGCCAGATGTCGATGGTCTCCTTCAGACAGCCCCTGGTGCCGAGGGGCAGGCATGAACGATCCGCGGGTCGAACAGATCAACCGGGAAAATTCCTTCCCCTGATCCACCCTTCTTTCAAGTATGCGTCCACTTCATCGGGACACACTCGCTTCCGCTGCGTGGGACAGCAAATCCACACCCGACGCCGGATCTCAAGAGCCCTCGCAGCTCGAACAGAAGTGCGTCGCGGAAGCCGGGGTGACGGGCGGCGAGCTTCGCGAGCCGACGCGACGCCTCCTTTCTCTCGAGCTTCTTCTTCGCCCGTTCTCGGATCTCGAGCATGTGCCTGTGCCAGCCGAGCTCGTCCTCCTCGTCCTCGTCCACGGAGGTCCCGCGGACGATCCTGGACGCCATCTTCATGAGGTCCGCGTCGTAGTCGCCTATGTGATCGCCCATCCGCTTGACCTTCTCGCCGGCGAGGCCCGCGATGAGGAACTCGTTCTCGTCGTACCCCGAGCTGGAGCCCGGACCCCCGAGGTGCGGGACGGTCACCGGCGAGATGAACACGCGGGAGACCGGCACCTTGGCCTTCATCCGGTAGTCTCCGAACGCGTACGCCGTCTGGGGGCTGGTGCTGAAGCCCGTGAGCTCGCGCGAGTTGGGCATCGGGACGATGTCTCCCTGCTCCGCCGCTCCCACGGCCTTGTTCTGGCCCCCTCGATAGAGCGTGATGTGGTCGACGCCCAGGCTGTCGAACACGGCCCGGGAGTAGGCGATGGCCTTCGCGATGGCGGACTGGAGGACCTTGTCGTGTCTCCCTTCCTCCCGGTACTCCTCCACGCCGGTGTCGTGTGACTTCTTCTGACCCTCGACGCCCATCCCCTCGAGCACGCCCAGCAGTCGCTGTCCTCCGGGGTGCTTCGGATTACCCTGCCAGGACTTGAGAGCGCTGCTGAGAGACTCCCTCTCCTGTGGTGTGAGGACGTGGTCGAAGAACTGGTCGCCGTAGAGGTGGCCTCCCATCGCCAGCATCTTCTCGGCCTCCGGCCTCTCCTCCCACATCTCCTCCGCGGCGGTCGTATTCAGCTCCGGGGGGACCTTGATCATCTCGCGCAGGCTGCTGCGCGTGTCCTCCAGGAACTTCTTGTGCTTCTCGGCGTAGACCGGGACTAGGGTGTCGGCCAGGAGGAGTGTCGTGTGGTTCGGATCCCACGCGTCCGGGATGTCGGGGAGGTGTTCCCCGTACTCCCTCTTGATCGGGCGCTTCGCGGTGTGCTTCGCCCCCTCGATCTCCGCCTTCTTCGCCTCCCACTTCTGCATCTTCTCCGCGTGATCGGCCTTGAGCTTCGCGACCTCCTTCTCGTGCTTGGCCTTGGCCTCCTCGTACGCCTTCGCCTTCTCGGGGTCGTAGACCCGGACGTCGCGGTCGGCGATCTTCTTCTCGTCGAACGACGGCGTCTTGCCGAGGCTCTTGCTCCCCTTCGGACCCGTGACCTCGGCCCGGAATCTTCCGTCCTCCTCGAACTTCACGACCTTGCCGCGGTAGGTCTTCCCGCCGAGCTCCCACTCCACCTCGTCCCCGATCTTCACGTCGGACGGCTTGGAGATCCCCTTCGGCTTCTCGGGCGGCTTCGGAATCTTGGGCTCCTTGGGCTTCGGAGGGACCTCCGGCATCTTGATCTCAGGGAGGTCCTTCTCGTCCACCTTGGCGACGGGCAGACGGTCGAGGTCGTACTGGGCGAGCACGTAGAAGTCCTTCAACTTCCCGGTCTTCGGGTCGGCGGTCTGGACGTAGAAGCGGTGTCCCTCGGCCTCGGTGACGCGCCCGACGTGGGTCTTGCCCTCGTGTTCCCAGGTGATGGTGTCTCCGACCTTCGCCGCGTCGGGCTCGGTCAGGTGCGTGCCCTTCTTCGGCTTGGGATGCGCGGGTCCCTCCTTCTTGGGCTTCGTTTCCTTGGGTTTGGCCTTGACCTCGGGCTTCTTGGCCCTCTTCATCTTGCGATGCTCGAAGGACTCCTCAGGAACGAGCCAAGGTTTGCCGGACGGCTCGCCCGTTGCGCGGTCGTAGTCTTGCAACATGATGAGACCGTCACCGACCTCCGCGACCTCGCCAACGCTCTCCTTGTCGTTCTCCGTGTAGGAGACGAAGTCCCCGACCTTCAGCTCCGCCGCCTTCCCCACCGAGAGGCCCTCTATCATCTTGAACGGATCGGGCGTCTCCGGCTTGGGCGCGGGATCCTCGATGGCCTTCCAGTCGTGATTCGGAAAGACGTGGTGAAGCCACTTCGAGTCCAGCTTCTTCGACTGTGCCGCCCACTGCTTGCTGTGCGGATCCAGCTTGCGAGCGATGAGGCTTCCGTCAGGATCTACCTTCTGTATCCTGAAGGTCCCGTAGGCGGACTGCATGACGAGACCAGGGACGAGCTGTCCGATGCTCGTCACCTTCTGGCCGACCTGCGGCTTCGCGGGCGGCGCTAGCTTGACGCCCTTCTCCTTCGCGACGGGGCCCGGCAACACGTAGACCTCGTCGGTCTTGGTTCCCGGCTTCCGGTCCAGCTCCATGTGGTTGACCCAGACCCCGTTCTCCAGCCGGAACCGGAATCCGAACTGGTCGGGATCGAGTTCCTTGTCCTTCACCCTGTGAGGCTTGCCTGCCAGGTAGACGATGTCGTCCACGTCGACGTCCGACGCCGGGTGCTTCTCGACGAGGGAAGGCATCCAGTCGCGGACCAGCTCGACGCCTCGCTCTCCGATCTTCTTCTCGTCGAAGGAGGGCAGCTTCTTCTGAACCATCACCCCCGTCTCGGGATCGAGCACCTCGACGCGGAACTTCTTATCCCCGTCCTCGAAGGCGACCACCCGTCCCACGTAGTCCTTCCCCTTGTACTTGTAGGCGATCACCTCTCCCATCTTCACGTCCGAGGGCGTCGTGACCTTGTCGGGATCCGGCGCGAGCTTGACCTTCTCGGCCTCCACCTTCGACTCCGGCATGACGAACGTGACGCCGGTCAGTTTGTGCTCGCCCGGGTCGTAGATGGCGACGCGCACGTAGGGGACCTCCTCCTGCGTCTCGACCTTCCTCACCTGGCCGATCCACGGATCGTCCTTGTCGCCCGCGGCCAAACCCTCGACCCAGTCGCCCTCCGCAAGCTGCGAGACGGTCGCGACCTGCTCCCCCTCCTTCAGCGGCTTGGGTTCCTGCTCTATCTCCTCGACGACCTCGAGCAGTTCCTCGAGGAAGTCCTGCTTCTTCTCCTCCAGCTTTTCCAACCCCTCGCCCTCGGGGGCCTCGCCCTTCATCTCCTCCTTGAGCTCGTCGTGCAGGTCCTGGAGATGGGGGCTGATCGGCTCCTCCGTCTTCTTCGTCTTCGCCGCGACGTCGCTCTCCTTGGCCAGCCACGCCTCGTACTCCGCCACCAACTTCTTGTGAAAGGTCGGATCCTTCAGGGCCGTGCTGACCTGGACCTCGGGATACTTCTTCTTCGTCTTCGGGTTCGGGTTGGGAACCTTCTTCTTGCCCCCCTCGTAGAACAGGTCGAGGAACTGATCCCACTCGGCGGGTTTCTCGGGTGCCTTCGGAGGCGCGGCGGGAGGTGCCGGGGGCACCTCGGCGGGCTCGGCGGGCTCGGCGGGTTTCTCGGGAGGTGCCTCGAACAGGGTGTACGTCGGGGGTTCCTTCGGAGGCTTGGGTTTCTTCTTCGGCTCCTTCGGCTCGGGCTTCTCCTTCTGCTCGGGCGCGTCGAAGAGCGTCCACTTCGCGACGCGAGGAGACCTGGCAAAGTAGTCCGTCCAGTCGATCACGCCCCGAGCCTCCGCATCTCGCCGAGGAACCCGTCCCGGAACTTTCCGTGCATCAGCGCCAGGCGCACGAGCTCGCGGGCCGTCTTCTTCTTCTTCTCGTGCTCGTCGCGCCACCTTCCCAGGGACTCCCGCCGCGCCAGGAGGGTCTTCAGGAGCTTTTCGCGCTCCGCGTCGTCCTTCGGACCCCACTCCTCCACGAGGTCTCGGATCTTGTCCTCGGGGATGGCGAGCACCTGGTCGATCCCCTCGCTGATCTCCTTCCACGGGGCCCGGCTCAGGATAGACCCCGAGCGACGCTTCGGATCCATGAACGTGTCCATCTCCGTGACCTCAGGGCCGAACGCGTTGCCCTTCGGCTTTCCCATGGCCCGGTAGCGGAGCCCCCCGCCCGTGTCCACGCGGACGGCATCGCCCTCCTCGTCCCGGAGCAGGTTGTCGTACTCGAGCCCCACGACATCCCAGTTGGCGAGCCACGCGTCGAAGCCCACGCCTCGTCCGACGCCCGGCACGTCGCCCTCCTTGAGCCCGTGCTCGTCCTGTTCGAGGTCGGGAATGATCCTGCTGTAGACGCTGACCTTGCCCTTCCTGGTGGCGGGGCCCACGTCGGGAGTCCGGAACCCCTTCCCGAGCTCGTAGAGCTTGGCCGTGAGGATCTCGTTGCGGGCGTGGTCTTCCGTCTGGGGGGTCTTCACGTAGTAGCGGGCGCCGTCGGATGCCTCGTACAGGCCTCCAGGGTTGCTGCCGCTCTGCGGCCCGACCTGCTTGAAATCGCCGGAGTCCACGTCGATTGTCTTCGGCTCCTTCTTCGGCTTCTCGGGCTCCTTCTTCGGCTTCGGCTTCTTCTTCGGCTTCCCGGCCATCTCGGTCAAGCGCTTCTCGATGCCGTCCGCGACGCCCTTGTACATCGCGGCCGCGCCCTCGTCCCCCTCGGCCGTCGCCGCCTGCTCCTGCGCCTTGAAGGACCCCGCGAGGTCCCTCATCAGTTCCCTGTGGACGCGCTCCTTGTCCTCGGCCGAGATGTCCGGGGGTAGCACCTCGGCCACGGCCTCCACGTAGTGCTGGAGCCCCTCGGCGCTCTCGAGGTTCTGCTCCATGTCCTTGAAGACCTTGGCGAGCCCCTTCACGGACTCCTCTGGCAGCTCCATCCCCTCGGGGACCCCGGGCGTACCCTCCTCGACCCTCGGCTTCTTCGGCTCCGGTGCTGCGGGCTGCTGCCCGGTCTCCTGCTGGTACTCCGCGAACACCTTCTTGCGGAAGTCCGGATACTTCATGGCCGTGCCGGCCTGGATCTGCGGATACTTGTCCCTCGTCTTCGGGTTCGGGTTAGGAATCTTCTTCTTGCCGCCCTCGTAGCGCTTCGCCCACCACTGATCGAACGTCACGGCCGTCGCCTGGGACTCTGTCTGGGTCTGCGGCGGCGCGTCGAACAGGGAGTACTGGGCCTTCCGTGGCCGTCCAAGGACCCCGATCACGGCCCGACGGAAGTCGACGTCCTGCCGCGCGAGCTCGAGGAGACGAGCCGCCGTCCTCACGGCAGGCGGCTCGAGGGGGCGCCACCAGTCGCGGATGACGTGCGGCCTCAGCCAGTCCTCCTCGTACTCGGAGAACTCGATCTCGAGGACCTCGTCGTCGTCCGGCAGCCACGCGGCGAGCTTCTCGGTCTCCGGGTCGAAGTCGAGGCTCATCGTCTGGGCATTGAAATCTCCCTTGCTCTTGGGCATGACCTTCCCCACCATTCCGTCCTGACCCATGACGAGGTACTCGTTCTCGCTGTAGGGGCTCTGCGCCGACGACAGCGGACCGTAGGTGACCGGCGACGCGAACAGGCGGTGTACGGGCACGCGGTACCGGACCACGCGCTTGCCGGCGGAGGCGCTCCCGAAGTTGTAGGCGACCTGCGGATCGATGGAGAACGAGGCGAGCTCGCGGGCCGTGGTCGTCTTGATCTTCTTGCCAGCCGCGGCGTCCTTGACAGGTTTGGTCTTGGTGCCGCGATAGACGGTCACATGGTCGAGGCCGAGCGCGTCGTACACGAGCTGGCTGTAGGCCATCGCCTTGGCTATCGCGCGGTGCAGGGCCTCGTTCTTGCGTCCCTCCTCTCGATAGTGCTGGACGTTGGCCGACTCGAACGACTTCGGACCGCCCTCGACGCCGAGGGTCTCCAGTCCTCCCATGAGCTTGTGGGCCGCGTGGGCCCCACTCGAACCCTGCCAGGACGAGATGGCGCCTCTCCAGGCCTCCCACTCCTCGTCCGTCAAAAGTTTCTTGAACTGCGACGCCGCCAGGTGCCCCGCGGCCGCGAGCTTCCGCTCTCCCTGGCTCATCTCCTTCCACATCGGGGACGTGCCGTGCCAGTACTTCTGCTCGGCGGACATGCCGTGGACGATCTTCTTCACGTCGTCCGAGATCATGGCCCTGTACTGCTCGAGGAAGCGGTCGGCATCCCGCGCGATCGTGCTCTCGCGGTTCCACGTCTCGGGGACGTGGACGTGCTTGAGCTCGCCGGTCGTGACCTCCTTCTTGCCGGCCATCGCGGCCTCGTACTCGGCCACGTCCTCCGCGTACTTCTTGTCGATCTGCTTGAGCTGCGCGGTGTAGTCCTTGACCTTCGCGTCGTACGCCTCCATCTGGTTCTTAGTCAGGATCCGAGGCGTCCTCTTGTCGATCTTGGCCTGGTCGAAGGACGGCGTCTTGTACTTCTTCTCGCCCGTCTCCTCGTCGTAGGACTCGTACTTCTCGACGTACTGAGGCGGGTAGAGGACCCTGACGCGGAACTTCTGACCGGGCTCGTCCCAGGACACCACCTCTCCGCGGTACGTCACTCCGTTGTGCTCGTACTCGATCACGTCGCCGGTCTCGACCTGGTCGGGCGCCGTGACCGGCTTGCCCTCGGGCCTCTCGGGCGGCTCTGGGGGCGTCTCCTTCTGCGGCTTGTCGCCGCGGGAGATCACGAACTTCCCCTTGTGCTCCTTCTTTCCCTTCTCGAGCTTGGACTTCGTGAGGACGACCCCGGACTCGAGCCGGACGCCGGTGCCGGTGATTCCGACGACTCGCTGGGGCCCGTAGTCCTTGGTGTGGACCACGTCTCCGGCCTTGATGTCTTCGAAGGGCACGTGCTCCGTCTTGAGCTTCCACTTGCCCGCGTCGACGGCCTTCGTCTTCCCCTTGGGCTTCTTCTCGGGCTCCTTGGCCTTCTCGGGCTCCTTGGCCTTCTCGGGCTGCTCGAGCTTCGTCGGATCCTCGGTGACGGTCCAGCCCTGCTTCGGCATGTGGTGCTCGACCCACGCTCTGTGAAGGAGCTTCGACTTCGTCTTCCACTTCCCGGTCTTCGGGTTGAACTCTCGTATCCGGAAGTGCCCCGACGGCTCCTCCTTGATGATCTTGTAGATCTTGTCGCCGTACTCGAGGACCATTCCGGCCTCGAGGTCGTCGGGACCCGTCACCTTGTCGCCGACCTTCAGCTTCCCCTCCGGCTTCTCAGGTTCCTTCTCGGGTGGCTTCCCCCGCGACACCCTCCCCTCGTCGAAGACGTACTTGGAGATCAGGTACGGGTGGCTCTTTTTCTCTCCCGTCGTGGGGTCGTATTGCTGCACCTCGACGTGGCTGGGCATGGCCGTCGTGGGCAGGTGGAGGACCCGTACGTGGAGCTTCTCGCCCTCGTCGCCGACCGGCGCGAGGACCAGGTGATCCCCGACCGCGACGTCCCCGATGTTTCCGATCTTCTCGCCGACCTGCTTCTCCGGCTTCTTCAGCTTCTTCGGAATCTTGGACGCGGGCAGCTTGTGTACCTGGAAGCGGTCGGCAAAGGTCTCGGGATCGAGGAAGCGCGAACCCAGCACCTTGCCCGTCTTCGGATCCACCAGCTTGACGCGCCAACCGTCGTCCTTCGCGTCGGTGACCTGGCCGGTCAGAAGCTCGTCCTTGTCGTAGTCGTACATCTTGAGGACGTCCCCGGCCTCGAGCCCCTTCAGAGACTTGACCTCCTTGCCCGGCAGCTTCTGCTTGACCTTCTTCGGCTCGATCTTCTTGGTCGGCTCGCTCGCGATCTCGTGCGACTCGAGCCTCCAGGGCTTGCCCGCGAGCGTCATCTTGTCGTGGACGTAGTCCTGCACCATGATGTAGTCGGGACCGACCTCCACGACCTTGCCCGTCCAGAAGTCGCCGGGATCGGTCTCGGACTGGATCCAGTCCCCCTCCTCGAGCTGCGAGGCATCCAGCACCTCGTCGCCAACCTTCGCCTTGCCCTCGGGAATCTCCAGCTTCTCGTGGATGGACTTCTTGATGGCATCGATCCGCTCACGCAGCCCCGTGATGTAATCCTCAAGAGATTCTGCTTCGTCCTCATCGACCTCGTCTATCTTATGAACTAGACGCTTTCTGACGTTCTCAAGGGCCTCGACGTGGACCTCGGGCGTGAACTTGTCCCCGAGGTCCTCCTCAAGTCGCTTCTTCAAGTACTCGAAGTCGAATTCCAGTCCATCCCAGTCTTCCGCCAGGGCTTCACAGCTCTCTTGAAACTCCTTCTTCTCGGCCTCCGTCAGGGCCTCGATCCCCTTCGGCTTCTCTGCGGGTTCCTTCTTCTTCCGCTCCTTCCCGAGGGCCTTCTGTACCTTCTCGATCTCCTTGCCGACCTGATCCTGAAGATGCGTCCAGTGGTCGATCGCCGGCTCGTCCTTTTCCGCCTGGGCATCCTCGAGCTGCGCCTCCATGTACCCCTCGATCTGCTCGAGGGCGTCCGGGTACAGCGCGGAGGCAGCCTCTCCGAAGTGCTTCTCTAGCTCCTTCCTGAGGTTCGTGAAGTCCGAGGGCGAGCCGTTCCACGCGTCGATCGACTCCTCCAAGACCTTGAACATCTCGTCCTTCTCGGCGTCGGTCAGGGCCTTCATGCCCTCGGGCTCCTCCTTCTTCTCCTTCTTCTCCTTCTCTCCAAAATTCTCCTTGATCTTCTCGACGACGCCCTCGCTCTTCGGGGCCTTTTTCGGGTCGATCTTCTCCGCTCCGGCAGTCCCCAAGCCTCCTAGTCCGGTGGCGGGGAACCAGACCTCGGCGACCTCCTTTCCCGTCTCGGGATCGTACTCCGTGACCCAGACGCCGTTCGGCCCCTTGTCGTTCACGACCCCCCAGCGTTCCTGCTCGTCGGAGATCCAGCGGAGCACGTCGTACCGCTCGACGTCGCCGGGCTTGCTGACTGCCTTCCCCTTGGGCTTCTCGGGCTTCTTCTCCTCGGGCTTCTTCTCCTCGGGCTTCTTCTCCTCGGGCTTCTTCTCCTCAGACTTCCTCAGATACTTCTCGTGAACCCATGACAGGAGGCCGCCCGGCTCGCGGCAGAGCGCCTGGATGCCGTGCTCGGTCGGCTTGAGCGCCACGACCGGCATGTCCTCCTCCCCGAGGCCCATCCTGACGACGTCGCCGATCTTGAACTTGCCGCCAAGGTCGACCGGTTCGGCCTTCCTCAGCTCCTTATCGGCGAACAGCTTGCTCGAGATGGCGTCCGAGGCCCCTACCGCCTTCCCGGTCTTCGGATCGACGCGCTGGAACATGATGCCTTCGGGACCGACGTACGTGACCACGGCGGTCCACTCCTCACCGTCGTCCTTCCCCCGCACGAACTCTCCCACCGTGACCTCGGAGGGTACGGACACCTTGTCCCCCAGCTCGATCTTCTCCTTCGGCTTCTCGAGCTCCTTCGGCGCCTGGGCGCCCTGAGCGAGCCACGCCTCGTACTCCTTCGTCACCTTCGCGTGAAAGGTGGGATCCTTCAGGGCCGTGTCGACCTGGACCTCGGGGTACTTCTTCTTCGTCTTCGGGTTCGGGTTCGGGACCTTCTTCTTGCCTCCCTCGTAGAACAGCTCGAGGAACTGATCCCACTTGGCTGGCTTCTCAGGTTTCGGCTTGGCGAGCTCGGGTGGCGAGACGGGAGGGGCCTCGAACAGGGTGTACGCCGGAGGTTCCTTCGCCTTCTCCGGCTGCTTGGAGGGCTCGGTCTTGGGCTCCTTCGGCTTCTCCGGAGCCTTCGGCTTTCCGGATTCCTTCGGGGGCGCGTCGAACAGGGTCCACTTCGCGACGCGAGGGTTCTCCGACTCGGGCCCGTCGAGGTTCACGAAGAAGCTCTGCCAGTCGAAGTCCTGCATCGGTCGTCGTCCGTCAGCAGTCCTCGTTCCGTCCGCGCAGGGCGTCCAGGAGTCCTCTCCGAAACGCCGGGTCCTCCGCGGCGCGGCGCCGCAGCAGGTCGGAAAGCGATCCCTTCTTCGGCGTCGTCGCCCGGGCTCGCAGTCTCCTGCGCTCCCTCACCATCTCGTCGAACTCCTCCTCTGAGATCGGAGTGCGACGCTCGACGAAGGCCCCCATGTCGTCCACGTCCTGGGGCCCTCCGGCGCCGTGATACTGTGGCCATTTCAAGGGTGCCCACCTCACGGGGAGGCCGTCCAGCTCGAAGTACAGCACCCCGCGCCCGGCGCGTCGCCCCTCTCCGTCCCCTGCCGTCTTCCTCTTCTTTCCCTTGTCGGGCGCCGTGAAAAGGGAAACAACGTCCTCGACCTTCTCCGGCTTCGGGGCCTCCTCCATTTTCTCGGCCTCCTCCAGCTCCTTGGGCAGCATGCCCGGATACGGCTCGATCTCCTCCGAAGGCTGCACGACCTTCCAGGCCCGTTCGTAGAGGCCCCTCTGACGCCGAGCTGCCTCCTCGATCTCCTTCTCGTCGGGCCCCTTGCCGTCGCGGTGTCGCTGTTTCTGACGATTCTTCACCTTCGTGTAGTAGGGGTGGGCCTCCTCCTTCGCCTTGAGAATCTCCTTGAGATTCAGCTGCATCTCCACGATGTGCCCGTTCGGCATGCGCACGTTGAAGACGATGTCGCGGTAACCGACGTCGGTCGGCTTGGCGAACCTGTCGCGCGGACTCGAGGCGAGGTCCATTCCGCTCTCGCGGAGCGCGTCGACCACCTGCTGCAGGTCGTCGTATCTGTCGACGGCGATGGTGGCGCGTATGAGGTCGATTGCCCCCTCCCTCCAGCTGCCCCCGTACCGCGTCTTGACCTTCTCGCGCGCCGCCTCCTCGCTCTTCGGAGGCGCGATGACGACGACGGGGCCCGGCGTATCGAGGTCGAACTCGGCGCGTGGATCCTGGTCGCGCCGCACGACCCTGGCACCGATGGTCCTGTCGATGCCGCGCCCCTCGTCCAGCCAGTGGACCATCTGCTCGTGAGCCTCCTTGGACTCCTCGAAGAGGGTCTCGGGATCGTCGCTCTCCTGGAGGACCCACCGCGGAAGGTGACTCGTCTCGCTCTCCGGGAAGAGGGGACGCGGATTCCAGGAGACGCCCGGCGATGTTGGCTGAGCCGGACGCTCCGAAGTCGGCGTCGAAGACGGGACGCCGAAGACCTTGCGTTCCCACTGCTCGCGCTCAAGGGCCGGCTTCCCCTCCCTGCGCTTGCGCTCGACGTACGCCTCGTACGTCGGCTTCTCCTTCGCCCTGACCACGCGGCGCAGAGATTCACGAAACGCCGGGTCCTCCCGGGCGCGCGCGATCAACGCACGAACGAGTGGAGCCGGAGGGCGGCGTTCTGGGACGAGAGGTGGACGGCGATCAGACATCGCAGGTATCCCATCCACGGGAGCCCATAAGGGGAAAATCAAGCGCCGGGGCCGGTAGGCTGCCCGTGCGATGGCCGTCGTCCTTCCCGGCAGGTTCGTCTTCCTGGCGCACCCACACACGGCCTCGAGCTCCATGATGCTCGCGCTCCAGGACGCCTTCCCCGAGGCGATGGACCTGCGACCCCACCACATGAGTCTCGCGGACGTCCACGGGAAGCCCGGCGCCGTCCGCATCGAGCAGATCCAGCGACGGCGCGCCAAGATCTACGACCATCGACGCCCTCACCTCGGCGAGATGCCCGCGAGCGTCTTCCGGGGCGACGAGCACGTCTTCACGGTCGTCCGCAACCCGTACGACTTCTTCGTGAGCTGCTACGTCCGTCGAGGCCAAGGACGGGGCTTCGAGGGGTTCGCGCGTTCCTACCAGGACGACCCCTACGTGCGAGACGGTCGCATCTACTACCACGTCGACGACTGCCACAGCATCCTCCGGTACGAGAAGCTGCAGGTCGAACTGGATGCCCTGATGCGGCGCCTCGGTCTCCCGACCTTCCGGCTCGGTCGCCACAACGAGACCGAGGGCAAGGAACCCTGGCAGACGTACTGCACGCCGAAGGTCTACGAGATCCTGAACGAACGGTTCGGCGCGGAGTTCGGCAGGTTCTACACCCCGCGCACGGGCTAATCGTGCCGGGTCGCCGACGGATAG